CATTACCTTTTGTTTGAAGGACAACATCACCAGCTTGAACCTTTGTAGGATCTATAGAAGTTCCCCACTTTTGAAAACTATTTGCAATTTTATCACCAGTACCGGTACCACCAGTTTGTTTCAATGTAGAATTAACAAACTCAGCACACCATGCTTCTCCTGTGTTATTGAATCCACCAGCTTTTAAATAATCTAATGATTGTACTCTATTTTTACCAACCATCGTAGAAGCTAATTGAACAGCTGATGCATCAGATGCACCACCAACACCAGCGCCTCCAGCGCCACCTAACGATGCAGATTGAGGGCCAGCACTCATAGCTCCTGGAGTAACACTAAACGGCGATGTTGCAGCATTGGCTCGAGCAGCATTAATTTGACTTGTACCGAAGCCAGATAGGCTTGGTGTTTGTGCTGATGCTAACGCTTCTCTAATAGATCCTGACTGAGTAGGACCAGAAATTCCTTGCGAACTAGGCGATGGTCTGCTACCAGAACCAGCTGCTATAATTGCCCCAGCTGCTTTAACTTCTGGTGTAGCCGTCGATGTTGGTGCAGCTGTAGGCGAAGCAGCTTGTTGATTTTTAGCATTAAAAATAATACTATCCGCATTAAATGTTAATGTTTTTACATTAACAATAGCATCTAATGGATTTTCTTCTTCTGGTTCTGGTTCTTGCTTTGCTGCATTTTGAGCTTCTTTAATAGAAATACTAGCCTTTGGTTCTCCTACAGCTGGAGGTGGAGGTACTGATGGTTTAGTTACAGCATCATATGTAGCCTTACCAGCTTTACCACCAAGCATACTGCCACCTATACCACCAGCAATACCACCAATTAACATACCAAGAGGTACAGTAACAGGCGCTAGAGGACCACCAAGAGCGCCGATAGCACCACCCGCTGCAGCTCCTCCCCATGCTCCCAATCCACCACCTACGGCTCCACCAGCGCCAGCGGAAGCTGCTCGTGTAGCATCGCCAGATTCTTGATACTCATCATATGCTTGGAATGCACCACCAAGTAATGCTCCTCCTGCACGACCAGCAACGCCACGCATAACATTACCAGCTTTACCAAGCATGCTAGTTTTCGGTGTTACTTTACCAGGAGCAGGTTTACCTTTAACACCACCTCCACCAACTCCTGGTATTAAATTGCTAAGAGCATCTAGAATACCACTACTAGCGGTAGATTGACGTATTACCTGAACTTCTTTCAATATCTCTTGAAGAATTTGATTAGTCATTTCCTGACGTGCGATAGAAGTTTGCATCATCATATTAGTTGTGTTTACACTATCAGCAACTCTGTTGATTGCTTGTCTAGCGCCACCTGCATTAATGTCTTCTGCACTACTGTTGCCTTGAACTGGATCTGGTCGATTAATAGCGCCTGATAATGTTGGAAATGCAGATTTAAATGCAGATTTACCTACAGAAATAGCTGCATTTTTAAATGCATTTTTAATTGTTTGACCATCAGTAGGCTCCGGAGCAGCAGCTGCAGGTTGTTTTGGCGCTGCTTGTCTAGGAGCAGAAGGTTGTCTTGGTGCTGCAGCAGGTTGTTTTGGCTGTTGTGTTTTTTGTGTAGCTTCTCTCTCAGCAGCCTTCTGTGCTCTTTCTTCATCAGCTTGCTGTCGTTTCGCATCAGAAGCCGCTTGTCTTTCTGCGGACTTACGTGCTATCTCAGCTGATTTCTCAGCAGCTTTCTTTCTTTTATCTTCTTCAGCTGCAGCTTTAGCTTCCGCTTGTGCTTTAGCTTTCTCTTGTTGTTTTGATTCGTATTCATCGGCAAGCATCTTGGCCATTGGTCCTTTAAGGACATTACCTGCATCGTCAATTATTTGACCGTCGGGGGTTCTGTAATATACAGTATCCCCCATAGCACCAACACGTTCGCCTTTTTTAGCCATTATTGTTTGCTCGCTACTTTCTCTTGGGTTCTACCGTAAGCAGCAACACCAAGGATGGCACCAAACGCCATGTGAATTAATCCACCATTAGATAATGTTAAGCTTTGCCAAGCTGCATATTGCATCGTGATACCAATACCTTTAAGCATAACTGGTAAGAACATCGCGATTGCAGGAAAGATAACGAAATCCATCAAACAGATAAGCATGTAGAGCCAACCCATTGCTGGTCTCCACATAGATTTAACCCAGCTTTCTTCTGCCTTCTCCGGACTCATAGGAGTAAATTCTACAGAGGAAGAACTACTATAACTTGCTGTTTGTTGTGGTGGAGGAGGAGGCGGTGGCGGAGGAACAGCTGTTGTAGGGGCAGCTGCTACTGGTGTTGGTTGAGGTTGTGAGTTAAATGGTGGAGAAACCGAAATCTCCACCATATCATCGCTCATTATCGATTTGCCGAATTTAGCCATTTTGATTTCTCTTTTGTTCTTCTAGTTCTTTGAGATGATTCATTAACATTTCAACATAAATGTCACGCTCGAATGGCAAAAGATTTTCAATATCACTTATAGAATATTTATGGTGCTGAATCAAAGAAAAATTAGTTGTATAATAATTCTCTAGAGTATTGTGACTCAGCGCAATGTAAAAAAATCTGTTAACGTAGTAAGCTCGATCTTTCTCTTGTTTTTCATCTTGTTGGTGTATTCGATAATGTAGTTTAGTTTTGGTTGATTGACAATGAAGTCTCGTACCTTATCAAAACTCTTCACATCTAAATTATCAACGAATTCTGATACTTCTTGCAACGTATAGTTTTTCACATCGTAAACTGTTTCTTCATCATAGAACTTTTCGATGCAGCGTAATACCAATTGGTAGAACACTTCTTCACCAGAATTTAAAAACTCTTTGTCTTCATACAAACTAGCTTCAGGATACTTCATTATCAAGCCAGCTTTTCCTGACAACTTTATAGTTTTCTCTTGTTCTAATGGAAATTTAACAATAACATCATTTAGATCAATATCAAAATCATAATCGGTTCCGTCTTCGTTATCTCTGTATGTAACATTAATTATATTGTTGATTGATTGTGCTCTGATCTTCAAGAACAAATATTCAACATCAAACAGGGCTAGCTTATCAACGTCAATATCATCTATTGCGCAATTATTGACGACCTGCTTAATCGCTAAAAGAATATCGTTTTCTTGTTCGCTCGTCTTAGCAATAAGAAGGATCTTCTCTTCCTTAACGAGGAATGGTCGAAATCTAATTTCTTTCTTAGTAGATGGAACTTTGATTTTAAAAATAGGATGTTCAATTTTAGGTAAAGACATAATATTCTCCAGTTATAATTAAGGTTGTCTCACTCTTGAGTTTAATGATGTTAAAGAAGGAGTAACTGCTCCGCCCTGACGACCAGCAAATGTAGTAACTTTGTTAGTTCTAGCTGGTTGTGTGTCTGTACCGATTCTAGCATTCGAAACACCAATCATCGCCCAATCTCTAAAGGTAAAACTTACTGTTACCTTCAACAGCTGACTGTTATCGTTCCAGCTAAGGTTAATATCGTTCATAGATTCAGGGTAAGCTTTGTACATAACGATTTCTTTAACCTGATTACCAGCGTTATCATAAATGTACACATGCAAATCTGTTGCGTAGTTGTCTTTATACTCTGTTGCGTATGATGCACCTTGGTTTGATTGTCCTGTAGTACCAGAAGTATCGAATATCTTATTCAGCCATACATAGAAATATTTGTAGAGCTGACCGTTTCGATCAGAAATAAACGTAATAGCATTTTCTGTGAAACGAGCATTGAATGGCATTTTTTGGGTAGGACCCTGACCATATCTATTAATATCAGCTTGTAACAATGCGATTCCTGGAATCTTAACTGATTCAGCTCTAACTTGAATTAATCTTTCTGTATCAATAGCGCTTCTACCATCAATAGTCTCACCTTGCATGCATGTGGGAGAACTAAATGCAGCTATAAATTTATTAGTTTGCAGATAACCATGATTCGATATATCTGTTTGGAAAGCGTTGATGTTAAATCCAGGCATTTACTAACCTCTAATTTTTGCTATTGAATCGCCGAACACTTTGTAGTTTGGCGCTTTCTGGAATCTTTCAAGTGGCATCATCAACGCTGTGTCCCAGTTTGTTGGCTCTACGTATAGGAATTTACCCTGCACATGATCCCAAAGATACTTCTTGAGGCAAGCGGAAAATGGTCCAAACTGAGCAGCACCATTAAGCATATCATATGATAGTTTTAATTTTGTCGTTTCATCATATTTATTGTTGTTAGCTGTAGTGTATAGAGCATCCATTAATCTAGCTCTTAGATAGTGAGGAAGATAATGGAGATTGATACCAAGGAAGCCGCCTTCTTGAAACCCAATAGGAAATATCATTGGGAAGATATCGTAGTATGGTAGCGTCGCCTTATGCTTAGGATCATAGAAGAACATAAACATCTTACCGACATCATTACCTGTAATTTGATTAACGATGTTCTGTTTATCGTTCATCATACGGTTCTTGTTTACGTTTCTGGAAACTAATTTGGAAGCTTCGTTTCTGTACCAAGCTCTGGCTGCAGCTGTCGTGTTAGGAGTAACGCCTTCGGCTTTACCCTTCTTAGCTAACGATTGAAATATGTAAGCTGCCATTAAAATTTGATTCCTAATTCTCTTTCGGTCATGATCATAAACTCATACTGCCTATCTTTGCAGTATTCTCGAGCTGCATTCCACTTAGCACTATTTATACCATACGTACACACTTCCGTTATGTATTTTTTGGTTCGTTTAGATGCACCTTCTTTGATGATTGGCGGCTGTGTTTGAGCGTATGGTTTAACTTCAATTAATATCGTTTTAAATTTACCATTAGCATCTTTCATCCTGACAAGAAAATCAGGGAAATATCTATGTACCCTACCATCTACGGGAGATCTATACGGGATAATAGTTTCTTCGCTTTGCCACCAAATAACATCCGGATGCTCATCTAGCTTACTCATAACTAAACTTTCCCAACGTGAACGATAAATAATATTGTTGGCGTCGCCTTTGTATTTTTCTGGATGTTTTGGTTTGAAATAACCATGATATGTTTTGTATGCCATCCTACACCAATCATAAATAGTAAAAAGATATTTATAGGATAAACATATGACAATCGCCTCTGCATTAGTTAAAGGTGGAAGATTTGTAAAATCTGACCTCGGTCAAGCTGTTATTGTTGGTGGTTTAGCAGCCGTAGGAGCTGCAAAACTAGCCTTCTTAAAAACACCAGAAGCTACATCAAAATCTAAGTATCTAGGTAACTTGATGTTTCCGGCGGATCTTGTTGACCCATCTGCTAATCGTAATGCATATATAGCGATTCAGTTTGTCGAATATCAACGTCGTTCTATTTTCAATCAGCCATTTCTTTCAGCAGTTGGTGGTATTCGTTTGCCTGTACCAACAGAATTACGTGACAATACACAGGTGCAATACGCACCTGTAGGTTCTGACGCAGCAGTAGGCGCTGCTATTGAAGGCGGATTAGCAGGTAGAAACGGTGTGGGTAGTAGTGGTTCTATAGGCGCTGCAGCGATGGGAGCAGCTGGTGGAGCCGCTGCAGGAATTGTAGCTCAAGCTACTAGAGGATTAACGGCAGCTGCAGGTATAGATCCTGCACAGGCGCTCCAGCTTGGTGGTCTTGCTCAAAATCCATTCCTTACAGTATTATTTCAAGCTCCTGCATTTAAGAAACACAGTTTTTCTTGGAAACTGGCACCAAATAATGAAGAAGAATCTAATACTGTAAAAGAAATTATAGACACACTGAGATCTAATATGTTACCTGCTATGTCTGGAAACGCTGGCGGTACTCTATTAACATATCCAAACATGGCAATCATTAATTTATATCCAGATGAGACGTTTCTATATCGATTTAAACCATGCGTTATAGAATCACTTGATGTGAATTTTGCTGTTGGTGGACAACCATCTTTCTTTAAAAATACTAATGCTCCTACGCTAGTTCAAATTAACATTAACTTCCTTGAAATTGAATACTGGTTAAAAGAAGATATGGAAAATAATTCTTTACGTTCGAAAGGAGCTTTGTTTGGCTGAGAAATATTTCGCTAAATTCCCCCTCATTACTTACAATGATGCTCTGGTTCTTAACATAACAGAAAGAGCAATTGTAACACAGGATGCATTTAAAAACCCATACCTGTTTTATAAGTATGATTTGTCAGAGGACGAGCGCCCAGATCAGCTAGCTGATAGATATTACAACGACCAGTATATGGATTGGGTTTTATATCTTGGCAACAAGGTAACAGATCCATATACTGATTGGTATCTTAGCGAAAGAGATTTCCATAACGTCATAATCAAAAAGTACAACACAAATATCTATGATCTTCAATCTAAAACTATGTTTTACAGAAATAACTGGTACGAGAACGAAGAGAAAATATCGGTTTCTGAATATGGTGTTCTAGCCAACAACGTTCATAGATATTGGCAACCATATTATCATATGAGCAGCAGCCCTGCAGGTTATCAGAGAGTACAGCAGGATTGGGTTATTAATACTAATACTGTTAGAAAATATCATGCAGTCGCTACGGAGTTCGGTACTGGGTTCGTAGATTTTAAACCAAACGAAATTGTAGATATAATTTTTGATGAGAATGAAGAATATACTGGCAAAGGTCAGGTCCTTTTAGCTAACTCTACATATTTGACACTACAGCATATTTCTGGCATATCATTAGCTAATAGCACAATAGAAATTTCTGAAGTGTACAGTATTATGAAGGGTAGAGAAAGCGGCGCTCAATTAGGATTTGCTACCACTGAAGTAGTGGCGAATAACATATCTCTTGATGAGAATATCTACTGGAGTGCAGTATCGATTTATGATTATGAGAAAGAAAAGAACGAACAAAAGAGATCTATAAACGTTCTTGACAGTTCATATTCTATGAGAGTTTCCAACGAATTAACAAGGTTGTTGAAGTAATAAATGGCTGAAGGTTATAATCCAGGTGATATTATCATTGACTCATTCTCAGTCACCTCATCACGAGGTAAACTGAATCTTGCATCATCATTTGTTTCAGCTTCTATATTCGAGAGTATCTTCACTCCTGGTATCATAGGCGATATTGTTGTTCTTGATACGGACGATCAGCTTGGCCAATTAAAAATGACTGGCGACGAAACTGTTGAGTTATCATTTAAAGCTCCTGGTGGAGAGTCAGCGAAATACAAGTTCGCCCTACATGCGCTCGACGATCTTAAATCTTCTGGCTCACAGAAATCTAAGATGTACACTCTTAAGGTAGTGTCAGAGGAAGCTCTTCATTCTAAAACTAATTACATCCAGAAAAGCTTTAACTCTACCATTTCTGATATGGTAAAAGATATCCATAAAAACTTTATGAAGAGTGAGAAAGAAATCGAAGTAGAGGAAACTAAGGGTAAACAGAAGATAATCATCAGTCATCAAAACCCATATAAGGCTACTGATGTAGTGAGACGCCGTGGTATTTCTAATGAGAATAAATCTTCTAGCTTCGTATTTTTCGAAACCAGATCAGGTGGTAATCAGAAGTTTAAGTTCACTACTATCGAGAAATTATTCAATGGTGAAGTCGTAAAAAAATTCCAACAGTCAGACGCTGTTAACAGTAGCATGATGAACAAGACAGATAATAACATTCTAGCATATGAAGTACCCAAGCAGTTTTCCGCAACTGATCGTATCGCAACTGGCGGTAAGAGAAGAGTATCTTCATTTGATGTGAGAACACATACTTATAAAACTAAAGACATCGATACGGATGCAACCAAATATAAAACTGGTGGAACTGGATCTTATGATTCTTCTGAATTTAAATCGAAATATTTTAATCCTAAGATCCCACCACAAGCAGTAATACCTGTTGATACTTCACAAAGACCAGTGACAACTATCCCAGAACAAACAGCTGATCAGCAAGCTTTCCTTGCAGCATTAATGCAGAACGCTATGAAGATTAAAGTATATGGTGACGCTAATCTAAAAGCTGGTGATATGGTTGACGCCGCCATCCCTAACAAAGTAAGCACAACGAGTAATAAAGATACGGATCCTTTACTGTCAGGTAAGTTCCTCGTTTCTAGAATACACCATCAAATTGGTGGTGCTGGAGAACGACCAAGATATACATGCGTAATGGAGCTGTTGAAGGGTAATCTTGAAAAGGGTGTATCATGACAGAAAGAGATTTTGGCTGGGATAAATGGATAGCTGAAGTAGTTAACATAAATGATCCTGATCAATCAGGACGTGTGCAAATCCGTATTATCGGTAGACAAGATGATAAAGAAAATATCAAAGATACCGATCTTCATTGGGCTATCCCAATGCAACCAATTACTTCTGCTGCTTACGGTAAAATCGGTACGACGCCTCTTGGGTTAGTTAAAGGATCAAAGGTATACGGAGAGTGGTTTGACAGAGATTGTCAGCTACCAATCATTACTGGAAGCCTTGGTAAAGCTGGTGATCCAAAAGAAGGAACAACTACTGACGGTATACCAGAAATCGATATCAAAAAAGGTAGCATACCTGGAGCTGCTCAAAACTTCAGCGATCCTACACCTAATTATCCTTTCAGTAATTTGTATGGTAGTAAAATCGATATTAATAAAATTAACAATGAGGATGGATATAAAACAATTGCTACATACACGCCAGCGACTGGCGTTGATAATAAGATAGCAGTCGATGATAAATTAAAAGAGCCTAAGAAACCTACTACCGCATCTGCTAAGAAAGAAGACAAGAGCGATGTGTTAGATATCGTTAAACAGGTAGATCCGGACAAGTTAAGTCGCGTACTCCCAGACGCTGTTGATGGATTTTCCCAAGTTCAAAAAATAATGAGTATGACTAGTCCTGGTGGTATTGCTAAACTATTAAGTGGTGGTATTCAAGGAGCTATTGGCGAGCTTGCTAAAAATCTTGGGTTGAAAAATATCATGGGACCTTTAGCTGGCGTTTTAAATAGTGGTCTTCTACCAGCAAACCTTCAAGGTCCATTACGTTCTGCCCTCGCAGGTGTAGCGATGGCTCCAAAAGGATTAAATGGTTCTTTACTTAACAACGTTATAAGTCAAGTTGTTCCAAGGATCGATCCTGCGATCGGTATACCTTTAAAAACATTAATTTCTATAGCAGCTCCTTCGACTCATGTTCAGCAATATCATGCTCTCGGCAGAGAACCATATCCTGGTTATATCCAGTGGAAAGATCCTATAACTAATACAATAACATATACTCTTCGTGGTAGCGAACCTCATTACGCATCTGCTCAAGATCATATTCATGCAACGTCGGCTGCACAACTAGTATCAGGATTAGCTCCTGTAATGTCGAAGTTAGCCCAAGGCGGTACTTTATCTCCTGGAGACATTAATAAAATAGCAGGTACATTATCAAAAGGATTAGAAGGTGTAGCAGCTGATGGTCTTAAGAAAGTGTTGGGTGGTGGAGTAGATTTAAAATCTATTACCAAGTTAGCTAGCAAACTTATACCAGGACTTGCTGGTGGTATCGGTAACGTTATAGGAAGCCATTTACCTAAATCAGTATTAGATGTTGGTAAAGTTGGCGCTGCTATGAACGACTATACTAAAAACCAATCATTGCTTGCATTAAAGAAAAAAGAAATGAAGAAGTCAGTTGACCCAGAACCGCCAGCCCAGCAAGATGCTCAAATTAAAGCGTATCTAGCAGACAAAGCTGATCTTTCTAAAGTTTCAGATGCTGGGAATGCTGCTAAAGACTTAGCTACTAGTGCTAGTGGTTTAGATGGTGATTTTAGTGGTTTACCTTCTGCAGATGCTGTTACAGCAGCAACACCAGATCTTGCTCAAACACTAATACAAGATAATCCTGGAGGAACAGGTAATGCTGCAACAGACGTCGGTTCTCCGTTTGGATAAGGAATAAGATATGTCATATGATCCAAATAACGCTCATCCTAAAATTCAATTTCTTGGTAAGTATCCTAACTTACACGTTGTACAGGACCATGCTTTACAAATACTAAAAAGTTTAGAGCCAGGTAAAGAATCATTATTTCATGTGCTACCTACTGGTAATTATACAGGTCATGGACCTGACGGTGCTGAAGTAAATGTTACTGTAGGTAAACAGCACAAATATAATGCTGATGGTCATTCATCTACTACTGATGGTCACCAAGACAGTAAAATAAGTGGATCTAATCGTAGCGCTGTTCAAGGCGGCGACCATACTGAAATAGCTGGTAACAAATATGAAGGTGGAGGCGGCGTCAGTGTATCAGGTACAAAAGGTTCACAAATAACTCACTCTGACGGTGATATGTTCCACACGAGCGAGGGAAACATAATTACTGATCACACAGGATCCGTAAACCATAATTATACTGGTGATTTTGTTGACCAAGTTAATGGCAACAAAATGAATATGATCAAAGGTGAGTATGGTATCAATATATCAGAAGGCAATTTAGACATACAGATAGATGATGGTAAGGCTCGAATTTTTGCTTCTAGCGATATATTAATTGAAAGCGGCACGAAAATTACTCTTAAGGTTGGCACTTCAACAATTGTTATAACAGCATCTACTATTGAAATTATGGCTAAGGGTGGTTCTGGTCGAATCGATATCAACAAATGACGCACAAGTTTACTATATTAAAAAATGGTGTTCTTATCGATTATGATAAATATGAGGATATACCTGAATCTTTTGATAATGTGATACAGTTTTTACCCAAGATTCCTGAAGGTCCGCATACGCACGAGCAGCATGAAGAGATCGAAAAATGGAACGATAAGTTGAAAGAACTTATGAAAAGGGAAACACGTTAATGGCGGCAGCAACAAGAATAGGTGATGCAGACGTATCTCACTGCTCAGGAATGACTAGAGCTGCTGGATCGCCTAATGTATATGTTAATAAAATAAAATGGTCAAGACAAGGCGATAATAACACTTCGCATGATCTTCCAGGAGATCCATGTCCATCTCACGCTGCTCCTATTACCACAGGTTCAACGACAGTATTCATTAATGGAAAGGGCGCTGGTAGAGTTGGTGATGGTATCACAGGATGCACTTCAGTATCGGCTGGCTCATCTAACGTATTTGCAGGCGGATAAAATGACAACAAGAGCAGACAAATATAGCCCCACCCAAAAGCAAGATTACTTTTCAGACTTCTTGAACGATTTCGATCAGCATCCATTCAATCATAGCTTGTCTAAAGTGACAAATGAAAACGCTGTTAAACAGTCTATCAGAAATTTGATACTTACTAATCTCGGCGAAAGATTATTCCAACCAACCATCGGTTCAAATATCCGTTATTCTTTGTTCGAGCCTAATGATGTTGTCACAGCAGAAAACATTAATTTCTTCGTCAAAAGCACAATATCACAAAATGAACCAAGAGCAATACTCCTTGAGGTTAACGTTTGGCCAAGCCCCGACAATAATGCATTTGAAGTAAACATCGTTTTCTCTTTAATAAATAGTAATGCTCCTATACAGCTAAACGTAATTCTCAGAAGAGTAAGATAATGGCAAATAATAGCTCGTTAAGTCTCGTATCATTAGATTTCGATACAGTAAAATCGAATTTAAAGACATACTTAAAAACTCAAAGCGTATTCAAAGATTACGATTTTGAAGGATCAAACATCAACGTTCTATTAGATGTTCTTTCATATAATACGTATATGAATTCATTTTATCTTAACATGGCTATATCAGAAGCCTTCTTAGATTCTGCGCAACTACGTAGCTCAGTAGTTTCGCATGCGAAAGAACTAAACTACATTCCAAGATCTGCTAGATCTCCAAAAGCTCTGGTAAATATTACCATTACTGTTACAGAAGGAACTGCTGATACATTAGAAATACCAAAGGGAACACAGTTTAGTGGTACTAATGCAAATGGCGGTTTCACATATGTAACAGATGAAAACAAAATTCTCACATCTGTATCAAACGTATTCAGAGCTTCTAATGTAGCTATCTACGAAGGCTCTTACATCAACGAGGCATTTGTTGTTGACAGTTCAATAGAAAATCAACGTTTTATCTTATCAAATGACACTGTTGACACAACAAGCATTAACGTAACAGTGTCTGAGAATGACGGTTTAGATGTTTATCCGTATACCCAAAAAACAAATTTGTATGGTTTGACTAGTGCATCAAAGGTGTTTTTTATACAGGCGACTTTGGAAGGATCTTATGAAGTAGTATTCGGTGATGGTGTGTTTGGCAAAGCTCCACAAAACCAATCAACAATATTGGTAACTTATCGCGTATCAAATGGCGCATTTGGTAATGGAATTAAATCTTTCAATATCGATAAAGATCTAGGAGCGTATAATAGTGTTGCTGCTACAACTACAGTCACGACAGTTACGCCATCTACAGACGGCGATGATATTGAATCTTTAGAATCAATTAGATTTAGAGCAACTAAACATTATCAAACACAAGACAGAGCGATTACAATTAACGATTATATTAATATGATTTATGAAAATTTCCCTGAAGTAAAATCTGTTAGTGTATATGGTGGCGAATCTATAGTTGGTTCTGTCGAATACGGTAAAGTGTTTATTTCACCAGTAAGCCGTTCTGGAACCATTATAACAGAATCGATTAAGGCTGACATCGTCAAATATCTATCAGATAAAAATTCAATCGCGATTACACCAGTAATTGTTGATCCAGAATTCCTTTACATTATCCCAACTATAACTGCTACTGTTAATTTCGCCAGTACAAATTTAAATCCTGCTGACATTAAAGGATTATTGTTAACGACAATTAAATCATACAATAACACTACTCTTCTAAATTTCAATACAGCGTTTCGATATTCGAAATTTGCTACACTATTAAACAATACTGATGAAAGCATCGAGAGTATCCAGTTACACAACGTTATCAAGAAAATAATTACTCCTGCAACTAATGTAAGCCAGCCTTTCACATTATCATTCAATAATGCATTAATGCCAGGTACTTTGTTAAGCAGTCAGTTTTTGCTGAGTGATGGCAATACCTACAGGCTTACTGATTATAATCCAGAAAACGATACCTTTGTTAGAACAGGTTCACAAACTTCATATAATGTTACCAATACTAAAAACACTGTCTACTTAAGACAAATTACAGCAACGAATGTGCAAAATTACTTAGATATTGGTACGATAAATTATGATACTGGTAAAATAAGTATTAATGCATTAACTATCTTTAGTTTCTTAGGTAATCCAGGAATCGAATTCCGTTCGAGTACAAAATCTGAAGATGTATACGGTATTAAAAACGATAGTATCGAAATAGATATAAACAATGTTAACATCACAGTAGTATCTGTATGAGTATAGAAAAAAATATCTCACCACTTATCGAATCGCAATTTCCTAGCTTCTATCAAGAAGAAGGACCGAATTTCATTGCCTTCGTTAAGGCGTACTATGAATGGGCTGAGCAGCAAGACAATTTCATAAACATGACTCGTTCATTTTATGACATCAAAGACATCGATTCAACACCAGAAAAGTTCGTTAAGTACTTTAAGAATAAGTATATCTCATCGCTTCCAGAATCTATTATATCCGATAAGAAGCTATTAGTAAAGCACATTCTTGAGCTATATAGAACAAAAGGTACGAAGAGATCTTATGAACTACTCTTTCGCATTTTGTTTAATGAAGAAATAACATTTTTTATACCAGGTGATTTTATCTTCAAACCATCTGAAGCAGATTGGCATGTCCCAAGATATATCGAAATATCAAATCATCCATTGCTTGGAGAATTGATTGGCCGAAGAATTTATTCTAAGGATGATGGATTTGCGACAGTAGAATCTTACTTCGTTAAAATCGTCAATAATCAAACTATCAATGTGTTGATGCTTTCTGGTTTGGAAGGCAACTTCAAATTTAATGAACAAATATTTTGTGAAGATTTTCCTGAAATAACATCTGATAATGCACCTATAGTTTTCGGTTCGCTTTCTTCTATCAGCATCACCAATGGTGGCACGAATTTCGAAGTAGGACAATTTTTAAACGTTGATGCTGGTGGCGTTGGCGGTCTCGCTCGTGTAGCATCTGTGCGCGAAGAAAACGGTAAGGTAGAATTTACCCTCGTTAATGGTGGCGAAGGGTTTTCATTAGACGCTATTGTTACTGTAATTGGTGGGTTTGGAGCTGGCGCTAATTTCGAAGTTGGTGATATAACCAATAAAAAAATATACCTGATCGTAAGAGATAAAATAGATCAATTCAAAGAAACTACATTAGAAGATCCTGCTCAAGGATTTAAAATTGGTATCACTTCACCAACAGGTACATTTATAAATGGCGAAGTAGTATCATCATCAGCCAACAGCGTGACGCTCGACGTTCAAAATATTGATGGATTGGCAGCTAATGGAGAATCTTTTTCTAATACTGATTTAGGTGTTAGTAATTTAATTGCATATAAAGTTGACGGTAACTGTATTTACTTGACTACTAATAGTACATCAGATGCTAGTTTGACCAATGCGAATTTGAAAGTTGGAACTGTACTCATAAGTAACAGTAGTTCAGCTATAGTTAAAATTAAAAATCTTTATCCTAAAAAAACTATTACTGCTACCGGTAGTGTTGTAACAGCTAATACATCTGAAGTTATCGTAAATCAAACTAGTGGTTATTTTGTTCCTGTTTCGAAAATAACTGGCGCATGCGCTTCATACACAGCAACAATATCTACTTCTGAAAGAACAACAGATTGGGAATTTCCTTATGCTGTAAATATTAGCTATCTATCAAATTTAGATACTCCAATTAACAAACTATTGACTATTCGAATATTCGAAACTGGCACTATTGCATACTTGAAGAACGTTAACCCAGGAGATGGTTATTCTGTACCTCCAGTAGTATCGGTTATTGAACCGGACATTTACGATTTGAAATTGGCTGATGGACGTGGTGGTTATCAAGGATTTAATTCTATCATCACTACTAAGGCTGGTTCTGCTAATGGCATTGTTACTGCAGTAGAAGTTGTTGACTCTGGTTATGGCTACAATTTAGATCAGACGATTTACTTGAGCAGCCCAACAAATGCTACAGTCGTTAGCGGCACAACTGTTGTTGATACGAACGGTAAAGGTTATGGTTACTGGAGAAACAACAAGAGCTTCTTGTCTGACATTATAAATATCCAAGATAGCAATTACTATCAGAATTTTTCATACGAAATCGTAGCGCCTCGCATGATGGAAACTTATGAAAAGTATGTTAGAGATTTAATTCATCCAAGCGGAATGAAAATGTTTGGTAAATATGCATTAAATAGTTATTTGACAGACGATTATACTATACCTGGTCCATTTTCAATTACGCAATCATAAATAGATAAAATACATTGGATTAAAGAATGGCAGTTTTAACAATAAATCAGTATATCGATACTATCGATTCTTTCGTTAACAACGTAGAGAATTCGCGTAATTCATATTATCTTTTTTTCGGTAAGGTTAATTCTTGGGTAAATGCTGATGGTGCACCTGATGACACAGCTGTCCCTACCGCTGCGCCTTCGATTTTTTCATATGAACAAAGTATCTATAAAGATTTAGTATTCGGTAAGCTAATTACTCCGAATGATATCACTTACATGATTCCAAGATATGATTGGGAATCTGGAACAGTTTATTCTTCGTATAGTCAAACAGACGAAGCTTTATACGATAAACAATTTTATGTAATGAACAATTCGAATGAAGTATATAAATGTATCGACAACAATAATGGCGCTGAATCTACTGTAAAACCATCACTGAATATTACTAGTGGAGTATTTTCTACTTCTGATGGTTATGTTTGGAAGTATATGTATACTTTAGATTCAGACGATAATGTTAAATTTACTTCAACATATTATATACCTGTATCACCAAATAGTTCTGTTATCGATAATGCTGTTCCTGGTTCAATTGACTTTATTAAAGTTTCAAATACTGGCAACAACTATCAGGCATGGCATACAGGTTATCTGCAAAATTTCCAAAGTAATTATATCATTCAAATTGCTAATACTGCATCGCCAATTACCGGTAGATATGTAAACTCTGCTATCTATTTAAAATCAGGATTCGGTAGCGGGCAAATAAGAAATATCATTAACTATAACGGTCCAAACAGACTTGTTACTGTACCAGAACCATTTGAAACTTCAGTAGTATTAAATTTAACTAATTTCGACGGAACAGAAGCTGGTTTTAATACTGGGTTACTAGTAACTCAAAGAATTGATACACTATCGTACCTTTATCAAAAAGGGTTTTTCAATATCGGCGAAACCATAATACAGTCAGATACTGTTGCGACTGGGAAAATTATTAGCGCCAATGTTACTCAACTTAAAACTGTAAAATCAAGTACTTCTGATTTCGTAGCTAATCTACCGTTTTACAATACTGTTCAAAGTGCAGTATTAAAAACGGGTAGAGTAGATATTAAAACTAATGTTGTAAGATCAGGTGTAGTAATTAATCCTGGATCTGGTTACAATGCTAATTCTATTGCAACTATAACTATCAATCCGGATGAAATTGCTGGTGTTGGCGCTGGCGCTGTAGCAAATGCGCAATCTAATTCAACAGGCAGAATCAGTGCGATTAACATCGCTAATAGCGGTAGTGGTTATGTATTAGATCCAGTAATTGCTATCAATCCACCAGCTCCAATATATTTTAACTCTAACAGTTCTGTTAACTCAGTAAGTAATTTCATTAGCCTTGGGTCTAATAGTTCTCTTTTCGCTAACGACGATACAGTAAAATACCTTGTAGCTTCTGGTAATACTGCTCTGGCGGGACTCGCGAGCGGGAACTATTATTTTGTTGTATCTGCCAATAGCTCAGGATTTAAAATATCTACTTCCGGTGGTGGTACTCCAATATCTCTTACTAAAGGTTTAACAGAATCTGGACATTCATTTACTGGCGAAACAGCTACTGCAAATGTATCTATTTTAACTTACGTAATAACAGCTAACAGTACTACTCCACCATCATTCGTTTCTGAATTTGCTGTTGGTGATTATCTAAGAGTCGGTGTTGACACTACTAAAAATATTCGTCGTGTGTTGGCAGTTAACAGCAGTGTAATTACTGTTAATTATCCATTAGCTACAAACGCTACATCTAACAGTATTTACTCTGTGCCATATGCTGCCATGCCAACTTCTGCAGCATATACATTAGCTAATGGCATAATTTCTAATACCAACTTAACTAGCGTTACTTTAACTTACAGCAATTCTTCGATAAACAGTTTGCTATTCACTATAGGTGAAAGAGTTGACATGGTCGGCGAAAACGATGTTAAACAAACTGCAAATGGTATTATTTCTTTCTGTAATACCAGCACTATTATTTTATCAGCAGTTATTGGTACGTTTGAAACAGGTCCAAATAATTTTATCCGTGGCGTTTCTAGCTTGCAAAAAGCTCATATCGATACTCAAATTTCTTTCCCGAATATAACATTAGAATCGCCTGAAGGTAGATTTATTTCTGGTCAAAGAATATCAGTAAAAACATTACCAGAATTAGTTGAAGTTGCCAATGCAGATTTGATTGCTTCTTATCGTATCCCTAACGAACTAACGGAATATATAATTTCACCAGCTGTTACTATTACTGGTGATGGCGAAGGTGCTCTTGCGTATTCTGTAGTTAACTCTACCTTTGGTTCGGCTAATGATGTTACATCCGTTGTTGTTTTAAATCCTGGTAACAATTATACTTACGCTAACATCAGCATAACTTCTAATAATATTTTTGGTTATGGAGCTTTAGCTGAGCCTGTTATTTCTCCGTTATCTGGTCATGGTTATAATCCATATAAAGAATTAGGCGCTCGTTACGCTGGTATTTCAATGACTATTGACACGGGCGAAAACGAAGGCTATAAATTCCCAGTATTCGGTAGCTACCGTAAAGTCGGTATTATCGAAAATCCATTGTTTGAAGATGTGTCAGTACATATCGAAAATTACACTCGCATTGATTTGACATATGAAAATATTGATGGACCTGGATTTGAAGTTGGAGAATATTGTGTACAATCAAATTCTTCCGCCGCTGGCATTATCGAATTTGCTAACAGCACTTTCCTTCATCTTAAAAACACTGTAGGTAATTTCGTTGAAGATATTGGCGCTGATGACATTATAGGTTTATCTACTGGTACTACAGCTAACGTTATAGTTGCCAATGTAGCTAATTTTATTGCATCTGACGTAGAAATTGTTTCTGAAATTACTTCCAATGCTTATGGTCATGTAATAGAAGCTAATAACACTGTACTGAAACTTACTGATGTTTCTGGTCGATTTGACATCAATGATGTGGTGTATGACGCCGCTATCAATGCTTATGCAGATGTTACAGCCATCTACACAGTAAATAACACTATCGAATCTAGTTCTAGTTTCGGCAGAAAATTTTCTCAGGTTGCACGTTTAACTTTAACATCTAATACTGGTTCTTATGTAGTAGGCGAAAGAGTTACGCAGGATATCGTTCAAGCTTCTGGTTACGTATTTAATACCGACCAAGATATCGATATTGTATATGAAAATATTGATGAAGGCGGCTCATTTAATATCGGTAATGAAATAACTGATGAAACTACTGGCGCTACAGGTCTTGTAACATATGCTAATACTACATATTTAAGAGTAACAGCGAAAAATGGTAGTTTCGTGGCTGGTCACACAATACTAAATAATGTAGATATCGCTGCTACTATTACTAATGTATATCCTGTTCTAATTTTAAACGATGTTAAAGGTAATAGATTCCAGCAAGGAACTTATATAATTGTTGGCGATCAAAGTGGCGCAGTTGGTAGAAATCAAGTAGCTTCTACCATCATTTATCCTGAGTTAGTAAGAGATAGTGGATCGATAGTTTATTTCGAAAATATAGCTCCTATAACTAAATCTAGCACGTCTAAAGAAAAAATTAATTTGATTATTAAGTTTTAGAGGAAAATATGGCATTACAAACAGACTTATCACGTAGTCCTTATTATGATGATTTTGCTGTCGATAAGAACTTTTATAGAGTTCTTTACAGACCAGGAACAGCCGTACAAACTCGTGAACTTAATCAGATGCAAACTATTTTGCAAGACCAAATTGATAAATTTGGTCGTCATATTTTCACAGAAGGTTCGGTAATTGAAGGTTGTTCTTTTACTTTCGATAAAAACTATGATTATGTAAAAATTAATGATGCATATTCTAATGGTACAGCTATCGCTAACATATCTGACTTTCAAAGTAGATATGTTTATAATACTAATGGCCTAACAGCTATCATCGTTAATACTGCATCAGGATTTTCTGCTAGAGACCCAGACCTTAATACCATTTACATCAAATACAATAACGTTGGTACTTTCCCTAACGGAAGTATCCAAAATATATTTTCTAATAATGAAGTACTTGTACTATCGGGCAATACAGATCCTGCAAATACCACTTCAATTGTAGGTAACATTACTGTTGCAACTGTTATAGCGTCTACCGGTAAGGGGTACGCCTTCACAACTACACAGGGTGTAATTTTCCAAAAAGGTTTCTTCGTTAATGTAAGACCACAAACATTAATTGTATCAAAATATAGCAATTCTCCAAACAATATTTCAATTGGTTTTAATAGTATTGAAAATATTGTTACTCCAGAAGCTGATACTTCATTGTTAGATAATGCCGCTGGCGCACCTAACTATGCTGCACCAGGCGCTCACCGCTTGCAATTAATTCCAACTCTTTATACAGCTGTTACTACTGAAGCTACTAGTAATACTTCATTTTTCTCTCTTGTAGATTTTAAAGATGGCGTTCCTGTAAGTATCAAGGATACAGCCGAATATGCCGCTCTTGGTAAACAGTTAGCTAAAAGAACATATGAAACTAATGGTAATTATATTGTTTCACCATTTTTGCTTTCTACCAGTGCAAAAAATGCAGACGATGTTAACTATCATGATTACGTAAACCTTCTATCATCAAGAGGTATTGGTTACGTAGAAGGTTATAGAGTTGAGTATGTTAACAATAATAGAATTAATCTAAGAAAAGGCACTGATACAGAGCTTATTTCACAACAAACACTTAGCGCAAACTATGGTAATTATGTTTACGTTAAAGAATTTTGTGGCGATTTCGATTCAGAAAATATCGCTACAGTTGAACTTCATGGTAATGCTTATAAGACAGCTGTTAGCGGGCGCGAATATCTCGGTGTAGCTCACGGTACAGCTAAAATTGGTGAAGCTATCGTAAAAGGCGTAGCATATGAATCTGGTATAATTGGTACAGCAGACGCTGTATATAGATTATACTTGACTGGTATCATTATGGATAATGGTCAAAATTTTGCTAATGTTAAAAGCATCATACGTTATAATGGCGCAGTAAGAGCTGTTGCAGACATTATCCCAACTAAAAATGCTACTCTTGATGCAGATATTTCTAGTGTCCAAGAACCAATGTTGAATACTTTGATTTTCCCAATGGGTCAGTCGGCTGTTAAACCAGACGGTATTACCGCTGCATCTTATGTTTATAGAAATAAAGCAACATCTTCTATTCAAACTACTGGCATTATGACTTCTAATTTGCCAAGTCCAGTAGATGGCTCTGGTGCAGAACAATTTAATGTTTCAGGCGATCCAATTTCTAGAGCAGAAGCAGAATCATTCGTCGTAATACCAACAGCAAATGCTGTTTCTACAGTAAAATCAGGTAATATTACTGCTAGTAGTGGCGCTACAACAATAACTGCAACTAGCTCACCTCATTTCGATACTGAATACAGATCTGGTGATATGATCCGTATTAATGGCGAATATTATGAAATTGCTAGTGTTGATAGCGCCAGCCAAATAACATTAAAAACTGGTCTTGAAACCAGTGTTAGTGCGAACGCTCACTACAAAGCATTTATATCTGGCATTCCAATTGATTTTACTCAGCCTAACAGATCAATTAGTATTTCTGGTAGCACTGCTACCTATACTCTAGGTGACACATTATTAACTACTTTATCAACTGCAATTTACCACGATATTAAAAGAACTAATGCTATTTCGATTAAGAAAAATATTGTCAAAAATGCATTCGTTAAGATTAATTGCAAAACGCATCCTAATGGTAATGGCGCTATTTTCCCAACATGGTCATTAGGTCTTGGCGACGTACAAAAAATTAATGGCATTTATATTTCTAATGTCGAAGACACATACGCTAATTCTACTAATGCTCCTGATTCATCAAGCGGATTTATTTTTGAAGACAATCAATCAGAAAATGTATATGGTTATAGTTACATAAGATTGAAGACAGGCTCAACAGGAGTATTGTCAGCTAAATCAACTATGTTAATTGATTTAAACTTATTTACTCATGATAGATCACAAGGCGTTGGATTCTTCACTGCCAATTCATATCCTATTGATGATGTTAATCTTGCAAACACTACAGCTATTACTACTGCAGAAATTCCAAAAGTAGTATCTAGAAAAAACATAACTTATGATCTTAGAGACTGCGTAGACTTCCGTCCTTTCGTTCAAAATGTTTCTACTGTTACTCAAAATGAAGCTAGCGCATCTGTAAACCCTGTCAACGTTGGATTAGATATTCTTCCAGCTGGCTCTTATCTGCCTTCTCCTGATTCAAATTGGTCAGCAGACGTTGTGCATTATCTACCAAGAAAAGATCTTGCAGTAATTGATATTAAAGGTCAGTTTAAAATAGTTGAAGGCGTATCAAATGCAAGACCTTCTCCACCAGTTAAACCTACTGGAACTATGGCTCTCGGTATAATAACTATACCGCCATATCCTTCTTTGACACCAAGACAAGCTAAACTGCTTGATAGATATGATTATTCTATCACTACTAAGATTACTCAAAATAAACGCTACACGATGCAAGAAATTGGCACGTTGGCGCAGAGAATTGATAACTTAGAATATTATACATCGCTTAATCTTCTTGAACAATCAACTTCAAATATGTTGGTTAAAAATGATACTACAGGTCTAAATCGTTTTAAAAACGGTATGCTTGTTGACCCATTTAACGGACATGATGTTGGAGATACTTTAGATCCAAATTATAATATTAGTATTTCCAAAGGAGAGCTTCGTCCAAGATTTGCACAAAGACAAGAAGTTTTTGATTACGATCCAGAATTAAGCGTTAATACTGTCCAGGTTGGACCATACGTAATGTTAAATTATAAACAGGTAGGATGGATTGCGCAAAATTATGCTAGCAAGGTCCGTAATTGTGTTGAAGGAAATATATTCGTTTATAAATCTAGTGTAACTTTAACACCAAATTATCAAACATCGCCATCATTAAAAGATACTCCAACTGTTAGTGATACGTTAGATTTAGCTTCGAACTGGATTAATCTAAAGAAGGCTTGGGGTACTCAATGGGGTAATTGGGAAACTGTTCCTAATTCTTCTAAATCTACACCTTCTGTTGGCGATAAAACAGAAACTAGTAGACAAACTGACGCTCAAGGTAATGTTTATAAAACGTTTAACCAAAAAACTACCACCACTACTACAACTAAACAAACTACAACTGGCACTATATTAGATCTTACTGCTCCTAAAACTACTGACATTAAACTTGGAGAATTTGTTACAGATGTAAGTATAATGCCTTACATCCAAAGTGCAAGAATAAAATTTAGCGCTACTGGATTGAAGCCTGGAGCTAGACTTTATGCATATTTCAATAACATCGACGTTACTGGTTGGTGTATGTTAACAGATTTGTATTTTACTGTCGGTTCAAGAGAGTACATAGCTGGTGGCGGCGCTCCTCTAAAGGTTGGTAATGATGGTACTATCTATGGTTATTTTCTGATTCCTCCTAGCCAGTTCCAAGCAGAAGAATTGACCTTTATGCTTTGTGATGTTGATAATTTAACTACTAAATTTAATAACATCACTACACAAGCGATTGGTACATATTATGCTAGCAAACTTTCTGTTGGTAAAGGACAAGCAACCCTACGTACAAGAGATGTTGTTTTATCTTCCCATGAAGTATATGATGAAAAAGAAATTAAAACTACTACAACAGATAACAATGTTACATTAGAAGTTGAGCAGGGTCCAAAAATTGAACCTGTAATTAACATATTCAATGATAACAGAGTTACCAATAACATAACTAATAACATAACTAATCACATAACAGAAAATCATACTACAGTTACTAACGTTGTTAATAATACTAGTGTCGTTAATAATAATACAGTAGTAACCCCTACAACAGTAACAGAAACTAAAGATGTTTCAGACTATACTGCAAGCGCATGGGAATCTAGTGGTGGCGGCATAGAAAGTGCATATGGGGATGAAGATGATGATGGTGACGATGATGATTGCTCATGCGAGGGCGAAGATGATGATGATGATGATGATGATGATGACGATGATGGCGATGAATAAGATAAATATAAAGTATTCATAGAAGGTAAAAAAATGAAACCAATTGCACAAACATTTTATGTTAACGAACCTGATAACGGTGTTGCTGGCATTTATTTAACCAGCCTTGAATTATTTTTTGCATCTAAAAGCGATAGTTTAGGTATTACAGTAGAAATTCGCGATACAGATAATGGCAATCCAACAAAATACGTTCTTCCTCTTGGTAGAACTAAATTAGCTGCTGCCGACGTTAAAATTAGCGATGACGCTTCTGTTTCAACATATGTACCTTTTAATGCTCCATTATTTTTACATTCTGGTACTTCATATGCAATTGTAATTATACCAGACGGCGGTAACCCAGATTATACTATTTGGACAGCTGATATAATTGGCACGAAAGACGCACCTGCTATCGACGTAACGACTGGTAGCCCAATCAAAACTAATAATGATACTGGTACTTTATTCTTATCATCTAATGATCTTCAATTTACTGCAGTTCAAACAGAAGATATAAAATTTAAATTATACAGAGCTGATTTTACAGCTACTTCTGGTGTAGCAGCATTTACATCAAAAAGATCAGATTATATAATGGGCAAAGAAAAAATCGGTAGTTTTTATCCTAGAGAACGAGTAGTGGTATCTAATAACAACTACAGTTTCGCTAGATTGATTATGTCTTCTAATACAGGAGCATTTACTGTTGGTGAGAAAATATTTCAAGCTAACAGTACTGGTAGTAATGTTGCAACAGCTGTTATAGCGACTGCTAATCAAACTAATCTTAAACTAACAAATTGTGTTGGTACCTTTGTTACTTCATATCAAGTAAAGGGGTTTGTTTCTAATGCGAACGCTGTCATCACCTCGGTTTATGACAGCGTAATTACTACAGCAGGTTCGAACACTATTACTGTTCCTTTTACTAATACATTTTCTTCTGCAACAAACCAATTAATTTTTGTTGGAGCAAATGATCGTTCAACTATACAGGTTGGTACAGTAACTGAAATAATTGATGGCACTACTTTAAGAATTCGTGCGAATGCTAGATTTTCTGACGGCAACTGTTTATTTGGAGCTATCAGAGGCGGAGCTGGTGGCCTGGGTGGAGCAGAATTACTATATGGTGGGATAAAAATTGAAGATGATCCGATAAATCCAAACGTCGTTAAATTTATCGTAGACAACGTTACTTCTAATACTACTGTAAATTTCAGTAATTCTAGAGGAAAGTATATTATTGGTCTTGTTTCCGGCGCATCTATTAAAGTTACTAGCGTATATAATAGCTCTTACACCGCTATTGTTCCTCAATTTGCTGACATAGCGCCTCCACAAACTAATACTTCTTGGTCGTTTGTTGGTGCTAGTGGTCCAAATAAAACAATGGATTCTGAACCTATCCCACTTACTAATAATGTTGAAAAAGAATTGTATGATTATCCAAGATCACTAATGTCAAGAAGTAATGAGTATAATGCATTACCTCCTGGCAGAAAAGGTGATACTACTATTCAAGTTTATTCTGCAATGACTACGTCAAACAATAAAATTTCGCCATATATCGACGTCGGCGCTTCTAGAATGGCAACGTTTACTTCTAATCAAATCGTGCCAAAAGAAAAGCTTTATGGATTTAAAATGGTAGTGGAAGATAATCCATTTACTATTGGTGATTATATCATGCAGAAAAATGATAGTACTGGCCACGTATCTGGAAGAGGATATGTTGATAACGTAACACCGAATTTAATCGTTATTACTGACGTTACAGGATTTTTTACAGCCAATTCAAGTTATGATTTGTTAAAAACAGATGATTATTCTGTCAATACTATTGCACAAGAATATAGTTATTTTAGCGAAAATTACAATGCAAACTATACAGGAACTTCTCGTTATATTTCGAAGAACGTTGTTCTTGCTGAAGGTCAAGACGCCGAAGACATTCGTGTTTTCCTAACTGCTTACCGTCCTGCAACTACAGATTTCTTAGTATATGCAAGATTTCAAAACAGAGAAGATGTACAAAAATTTGATAGCAAATACTGGACTAAACTTGTAGAAATATCATCACCTTCAATGTTAAGTAGTACTGCGAACGTTGATGATTTCCTCGAACTAGAATATGGTTTACCAAGAAGCGTAGAACTATTTGCTAATTCTTGCACATGTAATTCTACAAGTAATTGGATTACTATCAGTTCTTCAGAACAAATTAATCAAAATGATATTATATATTTAAAAGATATCGAATCGACTAAATTTTTTACTGGTAAAATAATCAGAATTAATGCTGCTGATACTACTAAGGTTCGTTTGGAAGAAACCCCTCCATTTGATATTGCTAATGCAGCGTTTGGCGTGATTCCAGATCTTATCGACAAGCGCCAAGCTTTTGTGTTCAGCGATAACAGTAATATCGTTAGATACATGAATAATAAATACGCTATATTCGATTCATATAAATCTTTCGCTATTAAGATTGTTCCTGTTTCTGAAGGAACAGCGGTCTTTCCAAGAGCGAAAGATATGAGAGCAATAGCATTGCAGGTGTAATATGGTTGAGTATTTAAGAGTACAAGATCACAAAAATCTACTTCGTCAAAAAGGTAGCAAGGGTATTGTAAATTGCGATAATAACGAACTCAATAAATATAAGTTAGAACGTGAGTATAAGTTAAAAATGGCTACAGTCGTTAAGGAACATGATACCATGAAAAATGATATTAATGAAATTAAAGATATGCTAAGAACTCTATTAGGAAAAATGTAATAAATGTCTGTAGAAATTTCCCAAGTATCAAATTCGCAATCATTTGGCGTTCTCGTTCAAAGAGTAAACGACGTAGCTGAAACATTATCAAGTAATGTTGTAACTACTGGCGCATTGTCTGGTGGTGCTGTTACTTACGGTAATGCATTTATCAGTGGTATTCTAGGTTCAAATTTAATATATGCTTCGCAAATTTCTGGTGGTAATATTTCTACTAACAGCGCCCTCGTTATCGTTTCAAACACATATGTTAACAATTATCTCACAATCGGTAATACTTCAGTTAATGCTGCTTTTGGTTACGTATCAGAAACACAGGCGATTGGCACATTTAATGCTTCTGTAAATTCATTTATTGAAGCAACTACTACTAACGATAATACTGGTCCTAATGCTTCTGCTGACTTTGTAGTGTATAACGATATGCACGATCAAGGCGTGTTTTTAGACATGGGTATTAACAGTACCAATTGGGCGAATGATGATTGGACTATCAACGGTCCTAGTGACTCATATCTATATGCTTCTGGTGGCGACCTTTCTATCGGAACCGCCGAAGAAAACTATATCAGTTTCTTCACTAATGGTACATTTATTGAAAATCAAAGAGTAAAAATTACTTCTGGCGGTAATGTTGGTATTAACAATACAGCGCCTGATGCTAGACTTACTGTTACTGGTACAGCTAACGTTTCTGCTAACGTTAGAATCGGTGGCGTTACTACTATTGCAAACAGTATCAGTGTAGTAACGGTTGACTCTAACCTTATTCCAAAAACAAATAACCTTTACAACCTCGGTAACTCTTCCAATCGCTGGGCTTCATTATACGTTTCAGGTTCTACAATTTATCTTGGTACAGTAACACTTACTGATAGTGGTGGCAATCTAAGAATGCCTGGCGGTATCGTTGATGGTACGCTTACCGTTAATAGTTCTATCACAGGTTCAAATAGTATAGCTATTACTGGCAATGCTACTTTCAGTAATACGATAGCTGTTACCGGTAACGCCGTATTCAGTAACTCTATTGCTACTACAGGTAACGCCGTATTCAGTAACTCAATCGCTGTTACTGGAAATGCTACCCTATCAAATACTATATCCGTTACCGGCAATGCTACCTTTAGTAATTCGATAGCAGCCACAGGTAATGCAACTTTTAGCAACTCTATTGCAGTAACAGGTAATGCTACCTTCAGTAACTTAATAGCCGTTACAGGCAATGCTACTTTTAGCAATACTATTGCAGTAACTGGCAATGCTGCTTTCAGCAACCAAATGACTGTAACAGGCAACGTCGTAATATCAAATACTATTGCAGTAACAGGTAACGCTACCTTTAGTAACCTCGTAACGATCAGCGGCGACGTTAGCGTAGTAAACAGTAATATCAGTATTACAACTAATAGTGCTATCGGGTTTAACGTTGGCAATTCTACGATTAATACTACTGCGAATACTTCTTCTTTCAGAACTGGCAACAGCACTAATTTTGCTTTCGTTAACTCTTCTTACATAAGTCTTAGCAATTCTACTTCTACCTTTGCTTTTGTTAACACATCTACTCTAAGTGTAACTAATATTGCAGGTCTTATAACTACTGCATCTCAACCATTAGTTGCTGCAAACAGCGCTGTATATCTTGGTGGTAATACTGCTGCCGATTTGAAAGCATACGCTGACGCCGCATACTCGAACGCCATAACAAATGCAGGTAGAGATGCAGCTGGTCTTACTACTGGAACTTTACCATCAGCTAGAATGTCTGGCTCTTATACCGGTATTACTACTGTTGGTACTCTAAGCACACTTACTGTAGGTAACAGTACTTCTGTAGCTACTATATCAACAAATAACATTACTACAACTGGTAACGTTAGTGTTGGGGGTAACTCATCAGTAGCAGGCAACTTAACAGTAACTGGAAATACTTCAATTACTGGCAACTTGGTAGTTTCCGGAGCTTTTACCAATTCTGTCATCGCTGGCGATTTGACAGTTCAAGGTAACTTCAACGTTGTTGGAACTACTTCATCAGGTAGTAGTGCTACTGGCGACATTATACCATCCGCTAATTCTATTAATCTTGGTAGTACAACTAAAAGATTTACTTTGTGGGCAATGGGCGCTAATTTCGCTAATCCTGTTACAGTAACAAATTCTGTTTCGTTTGGTAATACTATGCCATCAACTAACGCTGTTCTACTTGGTAATAGTACACTACGTTGGGAATTGTCATCAAATAGTATTTTAGCTAATAACATTACTGTAAGTAATACTCTTGGTGTAGCAGCTAACTCTACTTTCTCTGGTAATGTTTATATTACTGGTCTAGCTTCGTTTACTTCTAATACTACAGCAGCCAATAATATATTTACTGCTAACTCTACTTTCTCCGGTAACGCTACTTTTAACAGTAATGCTACTTTTTCTGCTAATATAGCTGTGTCAAACGTTACTATTAATAGTGTTTCTCAACTATATTCTACGAAATATCTTGTTCAAGCCAATACTACTTTAGTGCACACAGCAGATGCTTTCGCTGCTGGTACATACAGATCAGCTGAATATATCTTGCAGATGACCAGCGGGCAATATTATCAATCAAGTAAATTATTAGTTCTTCATGACGGAATTAATGCTTTAGTTACTGAATATGCTCAACTAGCTACTGCGAATTCGTTAGGTACATTCAGCACTGATATTAATGCTGGTAACGTAAGACTACGTATGACGCCCGCTAGTCCATATAGTATAACTGCTAACTCTACTGGTGTTAGTAGTGCTGCAAACAGTATTTCTCTTGGTTTAGCAAGTACATATTTTGCTCTTAATGATAGAATATACTATACTGTTCCAACAGGTAATTCGGCTGTAGGTGGTCTTACTGGAAATTCAGCGTACTTCATTAGCTTCGTTAATTCAACTGCTTTAGCGTTATCATTAACTTCTGGTGGTGCGAATATCGACTTAACAGAAGCGAGAACTGGCGCTGGCGAAACCCATTATCTAAGAGGCGACGTTACGGTCGCATTAACTAGAACGAGCTTGGTAGTGTAACATGGCAACAAAAGCTAACATAACTATAGATCAGGGAACTACGTTTAATACTGAAATCGTATTGACGGATGAAGAAAATAATCCATTAGACCTTAGTGGTTATACTGGTTTAGCTCAAATGCGTAAGAGTTACACATCATCAACATATAAAAGTTTCGTAGTTACTTTAAGTGAAGGTATAGTTTTGTTATCTATGAATTCTAGCAATTCTTCTTCATTAACTGCTGGCAGATATGTTTATGATGTCCTTTTAACAGATTCACTAAATAATGTAAATCGAATTATTGAAGGTATCGTTACTGTTACACCGAGGGTTTCTGTATAATGACGACTATTAAAGCTGTTGTCAAAAATCCAGCTATCAATTCTATAACTGCCGATATTAAAACTCCATTTTCAGGCGTATCTGGTTCTCCAGTTACACTTAAAAATAATTTAGCTTCTGTAAATCAAAATTATATCCACAATTTGTTAGACGTTGTTGAAGGTAATCCTGCTGATGGAGATACATTAGTGTACAACGCCACAACAGATAAATATGAAGTAAAACAAATTACTGTGATCGTTTCATCGATAGATGGCGGATCTTTCTAAATTATGATTAATTAATAAAGGAGAAAGATAATGGCTGACAACAAAATTCAAATTAAACGCTCTGCTACGAATGCAGTAATACCTGCATTATCAAACGGCGAATTCGCATTCAGTGGTAACAGCAATACACTTTGGATCGGCGCTCCTGATGGTTCTAGTAATATAAGAATTGCTGGTCAGCAATCCCCTGGAACATTAACAGCTAATCAAGCTCTTGTCGCCAATAATACTAGCTGGTTAGATGCTATTAAAGTATCGAATGCAACGCTGGAAAAAGTATATGCTAATGGCGGTTTTGGTTCGGTAGGTCAGGCGCTTGTTTCTGGCGGTGGTGTTAATAACGTTTACTGGACAGATATAACTGCAGGTCTTACAATTGGTGGCTCTAATACACAAGTTCAGTTCAACGATTCCGGAGCACTACAAGGCAATTCAGCCTTTACTTTCGATAAATCGTCAAATACTTTATCAGTACAAAATAACGTTAGCGCTGGTTCGCTAACTATTACTGGCGCTTTGAAAGCTAATACTACTGTTGGTACTGCAGGTGATGTACTGTATTCTAATGGTTCTGTAGCTTATTGGGCGGCGGCTCCTGCTAGCTCTTCTGTTAGTGGGTCTAACACATATATCCAGTTTAATAATTCTGGAACTATGGGATCTAATAGTAGACTTACTTTTATCTCAGATCAAAATTTCGGCACTTTAAGTATCGGTAATAGTACAGTTAATTCTACCATCAATTCTACATCTTTCAGCGGGCTTGCATCTAATGCTTCAGCTGTCGGCGGTAATACTGCTGGAGATCTCAATACATATGCTAGCGATAAAGCTGCAAATGCTTATTCTAATGCAATGGCTGATACGCTTTCCAGAAATGGTTCTTATACAGGTAATTCTACATTCGGTGGCACGAATACTGTATTTAACAGTAACGCTGTATTTGCTGGAAAAATTATATCTAACTTTATACCAGCTGCTGATGCTACCTATACTCTAGGTAATTCCAGCTTAAAATGGGCTTCTCTTTACGTTTCTGGTAATACTATCTTTATCGGTAACTCTTCAATAAGCGTAGACAGTTCAAATACCCTTACTTTTGGTGGCTCTAATAGTATAATTGCTAATACAGTTAAAGCTAATACTATTACAGCTGCTGATGGCGCTACTATTACTATGAATTCGAATGTAACCATATCAGCGGCAAATGTTCAAATTAACTCTGGTCAATTAAATGTTAGAGACGTTGTAGTTGCTGGTAACTTGACTGTCAGCGGTACTCTAACAAGTATCGATACTACTACTTTAATTGTTAAAGATGCTAACATTAGATTAGCTAACGGTAATAGCACTGCAGATACTACTGATATTGGTTTTTATGGCGTTTCTGGTAATAGTAGCACTGTATACTATTCTGGTATGGTCAGAAAACATGATGCCGTGGGTGCCAGCTTAACTAATCCTATATTTACTCTGTTTTCATCAACTACAGAACCAACAGGTGTGGTTGATGATACTGCAGGTGGTTATAATAAAGGTACGCTTAATTCATACTTAAACAGTAGTGCATTAATTGCAAATTCTACTGTAACAAATATTACTGCAAACTCTACTGTATCAGTTGCTCTTGTTGCTAATACTTTAAGCTTATCTACTGCTCTTGCTGCTACTTATGGTGGCACTGGCCAAACTGGGTATACGGTTGGTGATATACTTTATGCTTCAACTACTACCGCTCTAAGTAAGCTGGCTGTCCCTGCATCTGTAGCAAATGGTCAAGTACTGCAGATTACTAATAACCTACCTGCATATGGTACACTTGATGGTGGTACGTTCTAATATATTCGTTACAGGATTATTATACCTATGAATGAAGAATTTGTCAATGTTTATATTGAAATGATGAGTAAAAAAATTGAAGAACTGACTCGTTCTGAAATAATGATGCAAACAAGGCTAGCGATTGCTGAAAAGTTAATCGCTAGTCTTCAAATAGAAAATCAAAAAATGAAAGCTTCCTTAGATAAGAAAGCTCCAAAAAAAGAAGTAGAAGTATTCTAACCTCGGTATATACCGTTTATGAGGGAGCCATATGGCTAATAATGTATTTCAAGTAAAGAGAACTTCTGTAAGTGCTCGCACTCCAAACGTAACCAGTACAAGTAATAGCACATATATAGCAGCTGGCGAACTAGCGCTGAATATGGCCGACGGTATTCTTTATTCATCAAATGGCTCAGCTTTAATTACACTTACTAGTACTGGTGGCGTAAACCAGGATGCTCAGTATACGTGGACGAATACACAAACATTTGCAAATACAGTCACACACAATAATGATAAAGCTTTACGTTTTCAAACGATTAATACAACTGCTTATTCTTTTTTTATTAATCAAAACGATGATAACTTTGTATTTTATACAACAAATACAGCTTATGGTCCCAGACCTGTATTTTCAATATACGCTAACAGTATAACAAGTAATCTCAATTTTGCTGTTAGAACTAGTCACGGCGGTGGGTTAAATATTCCTACTGGTGTTACTATCCTTGATTCGACTGGTTCCCAAGGTACTGCAGGTCAAGTATTAACATCTAATGGTAGTTCTAATATTTACTGGTCTACTGTAACTGGCGGTGGTGGTCTAACTTCTATTTCTGGCTCTGGTAACGTAGCATATGATTCGAGTAGATTAGGAGCTGTTGCAGCTGCTAGCTACGTTCAAAACACAGAATCAAGAATTTTATCAGGCAACTTAAACTTTACTGGTACCAACAACGTATTCGGTACTATGTATACGGTAGGCTCTGTTCCTGGAGCTGCTGGTAATTCTGTAAGCGCCAATGTCACAACTATTCTTATTGGTAATAGTACAGTATTTGCAACAATTAATTCTACATCATACACTGGCACCGCTACTGCAACAGTTTCTGTTTCTAACACATTTACTTGGACTAACGTTCATACATTTTCGAACACAACAACATCAGGTAATAATACTTCTGGTGCAGTTAAAATTACTGGCGGTTTGGGCGTAAGCGACAACATATATACCGATGGACGTGTCGGCTTTGCTAACTCAACGAATATAAGCGTAGTGTATATGTATTATAATGAAACTCTTGGGACTCTTGATACGGTATTTGGATAATGGCTCTAGTTTCTAGATTAAATTCGTCTGGTAATTTTTCAATACAAAATACTGGTGTATTTGATGAGGTTACAGGATTAACAGGAAAAACAACTCAACAAGATAGCGACGGTACTCATACCATAGCTGGTATATATGATGAGGTTACGATACCAAATAATTCATATTCTGTTTTGTTTAGTAGTAGTCTTGGTAAATATTTGTCTGCTGGTACTTCTACCACTTTAGCTCTTGGTGCTGGTAATTTTACAATTGAAACTTGGGTATATCCAACAGCATGGAATGCTCTTACGAGTTGTATATGGGATTACAGAACTAATGGTGGTGTTGTTTCTAATACACCCTGTTTATTTTTATCAACATCAGGAGTTCCTCAATTTTCAATAACCGCTGGATCTATAGCAATAAATGGTAGCAGTGGTCTTACATTAAATTCATGGCATCATTTAGCAGTAGTTAGAAGCGGAACTACTATAACTATGTATTTGAATGGAGCTAGCGTAGGTACTGTAACAAACAGCGCTACTTTTCTTAATCAAACGTTTGCTATAAACAATCCACAAACTGGATTTAACTACGCCCAAGCTGGATATTTTAGTAATTTTAGAATTGTAAAGGGCACAGCAGTATATACTTCAGCATTTAGTCCATTAGGACCGTTATCGAATATTACAAATACTGTTCTTCTTACTTGTCAAAATTCAACAATTATAGATAACGGAACAGCCGGAGGCGTTGGCTTTTCAATAACAAATAATGGCTCTTCAACGACTACTAACTCTGTTATACCTTCATTTTCTATAAAAAGACAACAGTACTCAACTGGTAGTTATCTTATTGCTGGCGTATTTGATGAACAGACAGGTATAGTTTAAACTAATAAATAGTTAAAAAATAGGTAGACAAATGGCAAAACTTCAAAGTGGAACTAGAATTTATGGTACAGCGAATGTCGATACCTCTGTTTATGTAGGTACGAGTAATAATACTACTGGTACTGGTGGTATTCTCGCGAACGTAACTACTTTGTTTATTGGTAATAACACAATTAATGCTTATATGAACTCATCTTCGTTAAGCATTAATGCTGTTACTACTGCAAATACTACGGGTGTATACACAGGCACTGTTAATGCTGCTTCTTACACAGTCGGTGCATCATTTATAGCTAACACGACTGGTGCTTATCACACAGGTACAATAAACGCTGCTTCTTATACTATTGGGTCGTCGTTTATCGCAAATTCTACACAAATAACAATACCAAACATACCACTATCAGCTAATGGTAGCGTAGGAACTTCTGGATATATATTGACTTCTAATGGTGTAACTGGCGCTCCTTATTGGTCTACGTTACCTTCTTACGCTGTCAATACTAGTGGCAATTTTACCATCGGCGGTAATTTAAATTTTAATGCAACTAACACATATTTTACGACAAATATGTATGCTAAAGCTCAGATAGTTATTGATGCTCTTGGAGATTTAATTTTCACCAACGGCTCTGGTATTCAAGCAAACGGTGTTTGGGGAACTGCAGGACAAAATTTAACTTCTGATGGTAATGGTAACGTTTATTGGTCAACAGTTTCAGGTGGTGGTGGTCTTGCAGCAACTAACCAAATTGCTTGGACTAATACTCAATCGTTTTCTAATACTATCACGTTTAACGGTGCAATTCTCAGCACGAATACAATTTCTGCTAATGGTTCTGTTGGCACTGCTACTCATGTTCTTACTTCTGGCGGCGCTGGCGCTAACGTTTACTGGGCAGCTGCTTCTGGTGGTGGTGGTGGTGGTATTGCTGCCACTGATCAAATTGCTTGGACTAATACTCAATCGTTTTCTAATACTATCACGTTTACAGGTAACGTAGTTGCTAACGCTGTAGTTTATAGTAATTTGGTAACTACTAATTCGAGCGGTGCTAACACATCATATACATATTATAATACTTCAACCAGCAGTGTAGATTTGGTGTTCATATAATGGCTTTATATAAGATTAGTAATACTGGTACTTATTATGTTGATAACAAATTCGGTTCGCTTGACGAATACACTGGAATATCGAACACATATAGTTTGCAGTATACAGGAGCAGCAGGTGTGTATTCGACAATCGTCGGCTCACTAACTGCGATTGGCACTTTACCATACACTATTGAAGGTTGGTTTTATACTACAAATACTACCACTATTGCTGGTCAAACTATACTAGATTATACTGGCGCAGCACCAACTATACAGTTAAATACGGTTGGTGTAGCAGGTAATACACAACTTAGAGTTGTTCTTAATGGTACACAGGTAATGATAGGTCCCTCTATCATTCAACAAAATAATTGGTATCATTTTGCTCTCGTGAGAGATCAGCTGGCAAACAATGTGACTGAAACTCAACACAATTTAAAATTATATTTAAATGGGTATTTAGAAAATTCGAATGCGGACGCCCTTACTTACACAGCTACAGCTAGTAGACCAATAGTTGGTCAAGTTGCAGCGTTCAGTGCTGGATTTGTTGGATATCTTTCTAATTTAAGACACCTTCATGGTATGGCATTATATACATCTAGGCATGTTTCTAACGCTCAACCAACAGCAGTAACCCATTCTAATTCTAAAAGATGTTTTGTTGTTCCAAGAAGAGAATTAGGTGTAATTAGTTCGAATACACAATATTTAGTAGCAGCTTCTGCTAACGTTAGTTTTGATAAGGTTGGTGGTACACTAACAGCTGTTGGCGCTGTAGTCAGTAGCAATACCGTTGTTCCATTTTCTCCACAACCTACACCATACGCTGCTAAAAAACGATATGCTAATGGTAAATTACGTGTTGAATCATTAAATGAAGTTGATCTTAATTCATCATATCAAGGTAGTTTATATTTTAGTGGTACAACTATTTTTCGTGTTTGTTTAAACAACATACCTATACTACGACCAAAAAATGATAATTTTTCATTAGAATGTTGGATATATCCAACAGTTTTGCCAACGGGTGGCGTTACGGCTGGTATCGTTTCAGCGTTTTATGATACGGCTGAAACGTTAGTAAGTGCCACTAGAGGACCATTTTATTGGTATATCCAAAATGTGGCAGGTACTCTTCAAATAGCATTTACTGCAGTTATTAGTACAGTTGAACAAACTTTTGCTGCTAACTTTGCATTTAGTATCAATACGTGGTATCATATGGTAGTTTCTAGAAACGGAACTACCATTGATCTTTTCATTAATGGAGCTAAAATTACTACTGGTACTTTGACTGGTTCTGGCACGTTGGAAGCTTCCAATGCTCGATATTTTATGATTGGTGGTAGAACTGCTACGAGCGCTATTACGAATTCATTTACTGGCAATATTTCAAATCTTAGATATGTTAGGGGTCGCACGCTTTATTCAGCTGCATCATATACAACTCCAAATGCTCCACCTGAGAATGTGTATGGTACTATAATGTTATTAAATACTAACTATAATGCCGCTAATACATTGGTGGCTTTTGAAGATTCTGCCATTAATTCTAAACTTTCTTTTACTGGTCCAGATCAATCAGCAACTGCTCTAACCTCAAGAGCAACAGCAAATACTACGCATCCACCTTTCAATACAGGTAATTATGTTAAAGTAACAAGTAATGGTAATTTAAGTGTTACTGGAAGTTTTAATGATAAAACTTATGGTGGCCCTGCGCATAGCTTATTGTTTACCAAAAGCACAGGTAGATTTTTATTCTATAATCCAAAAAGTCTTCGCGCCGCTAATGGTATTTGTAATACTGCTCCTACTAGTTTAGACCAAGGTTATGGCCAATATCCAGGCCAGTCAACAATTGAACAGGTATTGTTTTCTGATAATAATGATATATTGTATAATTTTACTGTTGAGTGTTGGGTAAGATTAAACACAACAGGTATTACTCAATATATTTTAGATTTTAAAAATCCAATGGCTCCAGCAGCGAATGGTCTATCTTGGTCAGGTATTTTAGATAGACTTTCTCCACCATCATTGTATATCGGTTCTGATAATAAAGTTGTATGGAATTCTTCGAATATTCTATCACTTACTTCTACTAATGCATTATCAATTAACACATGGTATCATTTGTGTTATATGAGAAGGTATATTACGTCATCAGCTGATACTAATTCTTATCTATTCATTAATGGTGTATTAGCTTCTGGTGCTACTGCTACAGACAGTACTTACTATGGCGTAAGAAATCCAGGAGCTGTGTTTATTGGCGCTGCAGCAGATCTTGGTGATGGTCTTGGAACTACTAATCATTTTGATGGATATATTTCAAATCTTCGTATTTCGGGAGGGTTAATATACAGTACTACTGGATTTACTCCTCCAACATCAACGCTTTCAAGTTCGCCAACTACAGTGTTATTAACTTGTCATGCCGCTACTATTTGCGATAGTTCGCCAAACGAATATCAAATGCTCAGTACTACACCTAGTGGTCAAAATGCTGCAATATTTTTTTCTGATGGTAGATCTTATGGTCGTGGTGCTTCAGGCACTGGTACTGTTAACCTTGGTTCAAATGTTTATCCATATGGCAATAGTTATACTACGTTCACTTGGACGTGTCCAGCCGATGTTAGTAACGTAAGCATCCTTTGTATTGGCGGCGGTGGTTGTGGTGGTCAAAGTAGACCAGCTGGTGGTGATAGTTGGTTTGATAATAACACAGTCGTTAATGGCGGTGGTGGTAATTCTGATCAAAATTTGGCTGCAGGAGGCGGTGGTACTTTTGTAGGTGATGGTGGAGGTCGTGGAGGTGTAGCAGCTGCTTCACAATCTCCTGGTGGAGGAGGAGCTGGTGGTTATTCAGCTAATGGTGGTACTGGTCAAAGTTATCTTGGAACTGCAGCAACTGCAGGAGCTGGTGGAGCTGGAGGCGGTGGTGGCTCTAGCGTCGCGCCAGCTTATAATTCTGCTGGTGGTGGAGGCGTTGGTATTTATGGAACCGGATCTAACGGTACTGCAGGCGCTCGAGTAACTGTTGGTTCGAGCGGATCACTTATCTCGCCAGGAGGTGGTGGTTCATACTCTAACGTTGGTTATCCATATATGGGAGCTGGTGGTGGTTTAGACGCTCCTATTCTTCTTGGATCTAATACTTCTACTCGAGGTGGTGGATATGGCGGTGGAGGCGGTGGGGGCGTTACCAATGGTGGTGGTGGTGGTGGTGGATTAGGATATAAAATTACTTATAACGTAACACCATCAACGGTATATAATGTACAAGTAGGATATCCAGGTTATGTTAATACCCCCTCGAGTGCAGGAAATGGTGGTTTTGGAGTGGTGAGATTAGTTTGGCCAGCAACAGGTGCAGGCGCTCGATCGTATCCTTCTACAAACTTATTAGATATTTTAGATCCTTTCCCGCCATCTGCTATTTCTAGTACTGTAGTACCATTTTAATTATAAGGAGTAAATTATGGCAAAATTAGTTGCTTCAACTTTTGACAGTATGACAGTTTATGGTACTTTGTTACCTATTCTTGGTGGTGGGTTTGCTACTACTGCATGGCCGCTGCAAGTTGCTGCCGCGACAGGTACTTGGTATTTTCCAGCGGAATTGCAAGTTCCTGGCGCTAAATTTAAAGCAACAATGGTAGGTGGTGGGTCATCCGGGGCGTCAAGCCCAGCTCTTGCTGGATATAAAGGTAATGGCGGCACGTCTGGTTCAGTTGCTATAGCTATTATATCAGTAATTGAAAATGTTTATAGTTTAACATATACTGTTGGATCTGGTGGAGTTGGTGCCGGCGGTTTGGGCAGTGCCGGCACTGCATCATCTATCGTATATAATGCATTAACATACACAGTTGCAGGTGGCCCAACAGGCGCCAATCCCGGCACCTTACCTACTAGTCCAGGAGGAGCACAAACTTTATATTTTTTAGGATTTGCTGGCAATCAAGGTGCTTCTGGTGGTAGTTTTGCTACAGCAGGGCCAAATCTACCATCATGTTTTGGAGGCGATACTCCTATGGGTTGGGGAACAGCTGGTAGAGATGGGTCTGGAGCAGCTTCTCATGTTGGGGTTGCTGGTAGAGGATTTGGTTCGGGAGGATCTGGAGGTTCTAATGCCTCCTCCGCCGTCGCCAATGTGGGTGGGAATGGGGCTGGCGGTCTAATATTAATTGAATGGTAGGAGTATCTAATGCCAACTGAATTATTACAAACAAGAATTTTCGGGAATGCCATTGGAAATGCTAATTCTGCTATAACTGCAAAAGCAAATAGTGGTTTTAGTAATATGGTGGTACTCACTAATGGTGGTATATCGGCAACGAGAGTATGGGAATTCCCGTTAGCACTTCGAGTCCCTGATGCTAAATTTAAAGTAACCATATTAGGCGCTGGTGGTCAAGGTGGTGGTTGCAACGTCGCCGGACGAGTTGCAACAGGAGCAGGTGGTGGCGCTGGTGGTCTTTTAATGGTTTGGTTTCATGTTTTACAAGGATGCTACCAATTACAGTATATTGTTGGCGTCGGAGGTACCACGGGCACATTAACCACTGCTGGTCAAAATGGTTCCAATACATCTTTGTGGTATTGGAACGGTTCTTACGGAAGTACGGCTGATTACATTGGTAATGGTGGAACTGGCGGAGGGCTTTCAACTAATGTTTCAACAAGCATCGTTGGTGGAGCAGGTGGTGGCACCAACGTTCCTTCAGGTACTGTTTTTCGTTATCAAGCGAGATATCTTGCAATTCCTGGCGGTAATGGTGGTGGAGGAGGAGTTCAAGCTACTAATTATAGCAATGACGCTTGTGGTGCTCATGCGCCCCTTGGATTAGGGCAAGGCGGTCCAAATACCACTGCTAGTGCAGCAGGTTCTGCAGCAACTGGTTATGGCGCTGGTGGTGGAGGCGCTACCAATGGAGCTGGTGGGGCTGGTGGTGATGGTCTTATAATTATTGAATATTGAGAGGGAGATGGTAAAATGGCAACATTAAAAGACGCTAGAGTGCACGGTAATTTAAGAATAGATGGAACTGTAACAGCTGCTGTAGGAACAGGCTTTAGTAATTATCTTACAGTTTCAACAGCTTCTTCGGGTACATTCAATTTACCTGCAGCTTTGCAAACAGTAGGCGCTAGATTTAAAATAACAGTTCTCGGTGGTGGTGGCGCTGGTGGTGGAACTGCTGGGTCGGGATATCCTCGAGCGGGAGGTGGCGGAGGTTCTGGTGGGTTAGGTATAGCATACATAAGTTATGTTTCTGGTCAAAATTCTTTATCATACACAGTTGGAGCTGGTGGAACAGGCGTATCAGGTAGCAATGGTAACGCTGGTGGTAATACTGTAGTTACATATAACAGTTTAACGTATATCGCTGTTGGAGGATCTGGTGGTCCGCGAGATCCTGTATCAGGTGGGCAAACGGTCGCTGGAGGAGCTATGGGTGGTACTGCTGGGACTGGAACTATGACACTTAGTATTTCTGGTGGTAGAGGTATGGTTGGTATATCCCTGGCTGGCAACCAAGCTACTACTTCTGTAGGCGGTCGAGCGCCACTTGGGTTAAGTGGAGGATCTGCTGGTATATCCTATGGAAACGTACCAGGCGCTCCAGCAACAGGGTTTGGTGGCGGAGGCGGTGGCGCTATGGGTGGTGGTGGTCCAACATTTCCAGCAACAACAGGAGGTGCTGGGACTGTAGGTCTTCTTATTATTGAATATTAATTAACCAGGTAATTTGTATAAATAAAAGAAAAACCAACAAGGGGATAGTGAACCATGGCAGATAAAGATTTCGTAGTCAAGAATGGCTTAGTAGTTAACTCAAGTCTTTTGATTGCTGATTCAGCTACCCTCCGAGTTGGCATCAACAATTTATCCCCCGATGCTACTCTCGCCGTTACTGGTACTGCAAACGTAGTAGGTAACGTTGCGATAATCGGCAATTCCGTATTTACCGGTACTGCTAATATCAGCGGTAATACTACTATTACTGGTACTGCAAACGTAACAGGTAACGCTTACTTCCTAACCAACATCGCCGTAAACGCCAACGTTCTATTGACGAATACTCAGTTAAGTATTGGTAATACTACGAGTAATGCTAGTGTAAATTCTACTACAATTTTTATCGGTAATACTAGCGTTAATGCAACTATTAATACAACATCATTTAATCGCACTGCCAATAATGCATTATATCTTGGTGGTACTATCGCCGCTGCCTATGTAGCTAATTCTGGCGATTATACTATTTCTGGTATACATACGTATATCGCTAATATAGTATTGGGTAATACTACTACGTTTGTTGGTGTTGCTGCTAATGGTACTTATGGCAATCCAACTAATATCTTAACATCAAACGGTTCGGCTGTTTTCTGGGGAACTGTTCCCTCTGGCGCTAATACTGCAGGTGGTACTGGCGCTATACAGTATTATAATGGCACTGGTCTTGGTTCTAACTCTGGATTTACTTTCGCTGTTGCTAGTAATACACTATCAGTAGCTAACTCATTAACTCTTGGAACAGCTGCTGGGTCAGGATTTATTCTATCGATTGGTAATAGTTCAGTCAATTCTACAATAAATTCCACTTCGTTTACTGGAATTGCTTATACAGCAAACAATTCATTAAATCTTGGTGGTACTATTGCTGCAAACTATTTAACTAATACTGGCACGTTTACTATTTCTGGTACGCATACCCATACTAATCCTGTTATTATGAACGGCGCTGTTACTATTGCCAATACCTTAACTCTCAACAACGGTTCTGTTGGCACAGCTGGACAAGTATTACTTTCTCAAGGTCCTGGTGTAAACGTAGCATGGGGCGCTTCAGTAAACGTTGATGCAACATATACTTTCACTAACTCTATAACAGTTGCAGCTACTGGTACCACCACATTGAATGGTCCTGTTGTTATAGCTAATAGCGTTTCAGCTAATGGTAGAATTGGTGATGCTACACAGGTGCTTATTTCTGGCGGCGCTGGCGCGAATGCTTACTGGGGTTCACAAAAAGATGCTAATACTTCTGGTGGTACTGGTGCTCTCCAATACTATAATGGTACTACGTTTGGTTCTAATATTGGTTTGTCTTTTTCTGCAAGCTCTAACACGCTAACTGTGTCTAATACTTTAACTTTAGGTAACAGTAGTGTATCTGCAACAATTAACTCCACATCATATACTGGTAAAGCGGCTACTGTAACAACATTAACATCTGGACAAATTACTACTGCTCTTGGATTTACTCCTGGCACTGTTACTTCTGTTACAAATGCTGTGAGCACTCCAATAACTGTGACAGGTGGAACTTCTGCTGCTGTTCTTACTATGACGGCTACTAATAGTACATCAAATGGATTTTTAACAAGTACTGACTGGACTACTTTTAACTCTAAAGGCTCTGGCACTGTTACTTCTGTTACGAATGCTACTGGTACTCCAATAACTGTCACAACAGGTACAACTGCTGCTGTTCTTACTATGGCTGCAGCTACTAGTTCAGTAAATGGATATTTAACAAGTACTGATTGGACTACTTTTAACGGTAAAGGCTCTGGTACTGTTACTTCTGTTTCAAATGCTGTGGGCACTCCAATAACTGTAACTGGAGGTACAGGTGCTGCTGTTCTTACTATGGCAGCTGCTACTGGTTCCGTACCTGGGTATCTTACAGCTACTGACTGGACTACTTTTAACGGTAAAGGCTCTGGTACTGTTACTTCTGTTACGAATGCAGTTGGTACTCCAATAACAGTTACAGGAGGCACTGGCGCTGCTGTTCTTACTATGGCAGCTGCTACTGGTTCCGTACCTGGTTATCTTACTGCAGCGGACTGGACTACATTTAACGGTAAAGTAAGCAGTGCTACACTAGCGTCTTATGCTCCGTTAGCTTCACCAACATTTACTGGTACACCAACAGTTCCTGGCTACGTTACTACTGCTACTGCGTCATCAACTTACGCACCATTAGCTTCTCCAACATTTACTGGTACACCAACAGTTCCTGGCTACGTTACTACTGCTACTGCGTCATCAACTTACGCACCATTAGCTTCTCCAACATTTACTGGTACACCAACAGTTCCTGGTTATTTGACTACTGCTACTGCGTCATCAACTTACGCTACTACTGCTTCATTATCTAGTTACGCTTTAAAGGCAGATGTACATTATATTGGTACAACATCGGTAGCATTAAACAGAGCGAGTTTAGCGCAATCTTTAACTGGCGTTTCTATCGATGGTAGTGCAGGTAGTGCTACTGGCAGTGCAGCAACATTCACTAGTACTACTCAAAATTCTCAATTTAATTCGATTGGTATAGGTACTGCTGCCTCAGCTACAGCTGGTGAAATTAGAGCAACAAATAATATCACCGCTTACTATTCAGATGATAGACTTAAAACACGATTTAATAATATCGAAAATGCTCTGGCGAAGGTACAATCTCTTTCAGGTTTCCATTATGAGGCAAACGAATTAGCACAATCTCTCGGTTATAAAGTTATACCAGAAGTAGGTGTTTCAGCTCAGGAAGTTCATGCTATAATGCCAGAAGTTGTAGCTCCTGCTCCTATCGATGAAAAATACTTAACAGTAAGATATGAAAGATTAGTACCTCTGTTAATAGAAGCTATCAAAGAGCTTAAAAAAGAAATTGATGAACTGAAGAGTAACAAATAATGGCACTTAATAGTACTGGTCCTATAAGTCTTGGCGGCGCTACTACAGGTCAATCTATTAATTTAGAATTGAGAGTTGCTGCTACTACACAAATAAGTTTAAATGACGCAACTGTAAGATTTTTATTAGGTGCATCATCTGGTGCTATATCTTTAAGTAATGCTTATGGTAAAACGAATGGAACTCCTGTTGTAATTACCAGCAATTTTAAGAGTGTCGCAAGTAATGGCACTAATATACTAGTAGCAGTTGGTGATGGTGCAGCTATCGTAAGATCTTCAGATGGCGGTTCGACTTGGATTGTCACATCCCCTCCTTCGGGAGTTACAGCAAATTTAGTTCGTGTAAAATATTTTAATGGATATTTTATTGCTGTTGGACCTGCAACGATGATTTATTCTACCGATAATGGTGTAACATGGACTAAGAACACTAGCGTTACTGCAGGTATTATAAATGCAGTATCTTACGATTCAGTTGCGGGTCGATATATTGTTGCTGGATACAGCACCAGTACAGGCACAGGAGGAGTTAGTACAGTTATATTTTGTACTACTGTAGAGGGAACTTGGGCGACATTATTTAATGCATCTTCTGCTGGTTTGACTGCATATGTAGGAGCAAACTTAGCAATAGGTGGCATTATAAATGATTATGCTTATAACGCCACTTATGGTAGACATATACTAATAACAAGTACAGGGCAACATTGTCAAAATGCACAACAAGGTGCTGGTGGATATTGGTCTCTTTGCAACACCTCTGGTGTTGGTAACGTTGGTACTGTAGCAAATTGTACTAGAATGGCATTTTCTTTAACTCGTTTAAGTGGTATAGCAGTTGGTACACAAATACGCTTGGTGACTATAACTTACAGTCAATCAGGAGTGTACAATGGTGTAACATACAGTTCACCTACTCTTTATGGCGTAAAAGAATTAGATGCAACAAATTTTGTTGGTGTTGGAACTAACGGAGCTTTATATACTGTAGATTCAACGGTTACCGTACCGCAATATTTTACTATTAACAATTACAGTATTTCTGGGTTTACACAAACTCTTTATGAGATTGATGGTAATAGCACTTATGGTTATGTAGCAGTAGGAACTAATGGTACTCTTATACGTTCAACCAATTATTTAAGTGGAACTTGGACAGCAGCAGCAACATATACTATTCCATAAACTGTCAGAAATCTATAAACTAAATATTCTTTATAACAAATAGGATAAACCATGGCAATTCCAGCAACAAGAGCAGATTTCAAAGAATACTGCCTTCGCAAATTAGGTAAGCCAGTTATTGAAATTAACGTAGACGACGATCAGGTAGATGATCGTGTCGACGAAGCATTGCTATATTTTGCCGACTATCATTTCGACGGCACCGAAAAAGTATATTTCAAATACCAGATAACTGATACAGATAAGACCAACAAATATTTCACACTACCAGACAATATCATTGGTGCTGTTAACATATTCCCTATCGGTCAGGGTCTCAATACTAACAATCTATTCAATATCCGATATCAAATTGCTTTGAACGATCTTTACACTCTTACTTCAGTATCGATGGTACCATACTACATGGCACTCTCGCACGTGCAGTTCCTAGAGCAAATGCTTGTTGGTCAGCAGCCTATTCGTTATAATCGTCACGTTAATAGATTCTATATTGATACTGATTGGAAAATTATCAATACAGGTGATTTCGTTATTGTTGAAGCATATGAAGTTGTTGAGCCAAATACGTTTACCAAAACATGGGGCGACCGTTGGTTAGCTCGTTATGCTTCTGCTCTTATTAAACAGCAGTGGGGTTCTAATCTTAAAAAATATCAGGGTATGCAGCTTCCTGGTGGTTTAACATTTAACGGTCAACAAATTTATAATGAAGCTACAGAAGAACGTAAAGAGCTTGAAGCTGAAATGATTTCGAGTTACAGCCTTCCAATTACAGACATGATTGGTTAACATATGGCAACCAATTTTTTCTTCAATAATTTTAAATCTACTGGCGAGCAAACTTTACTTGAAAATTTAATTATCGAAGCTATCAAAATATATGGCGAAGATATGATTTATCTCCCACGTAAAATTGGGAATTACGATAAGTTATTGACAGCCGACGATCAGTCTGTTTATGATACAGCATATGAAGTCGAAATGTATATCAAATCGGTAAATGGATTTACTGGCGATGGCAACTTTATGTCTAAATTTGGTCTTGAGATCAGAGATCAGGTTACGTTCTCTGTCGCTCAAAGAGTGTTCAATTCAGAGGTGGCTGCGTACACTACACAGTCAAGACCAAACGAAGGCGATATCGTTTATTTCCCATTAAACAAAAAAGTATTTCAAATTAAATCAGTAAGCAAACTTGAGATGTTCTATCAGTTAGGCGGCTTACAGACATGGGAATTGACTTGCGAATTGTTTGATTACAGTGATGAACAGTTTAACACTGGTATACCTGATATCGATATTATCCAAACTAAGTTCTCAACTAACATACTTGATTATTCTATCACGGACGAAGAAGGTAATTACCTACTTGACGAAAATGAAAATTTCGTTGTTGTCGAGAAATTTGATTTTGAAGGCAATGTTGCTGGTGCAGTAAACGATACACTAAATGATGGCACGGCTAATTTCCCATCAGGTTCTAGTAGCTTTATCGACTTTACTGTCGTCGATCCGTTCAGCGAAGGCGTTGTATAATGTTCAATCAAGTATATTACTTTTCTACAATTAGAAAATATGTGACGTTGTTTGGTACTCTATTCGATACTATCAGTATTGTCAGAACAGACGGTACTGGCCACATGACACAGTTCATCAAAGTGCCTATCACATACAGCCCAAAAGAAAAAATGCTCGCTCGCGTAGGCGCTGATCCTGATCTAGATCGTCAAACAGCGACACCTACTCTGCCAATTATGGCTTTCGAAATGACTGACATTAGATATGATCCTTCTAGAAAGCTAGGAACAGTTAAACGAATCGCTGTATCAAAACCTACAGATCCTGAAGTATTGAAATATCAGTTTACACCTGTTCCGTATAATTTCGGTTTCAGGCTTCACGTTATGGTAAAGAACGCCGAAGACGGTACGAAAATTATTGAGCAGATCCTTCCTTACTTTACTCCTGACTGGACAACTACTGTTCATCTTATTCCTGAAATGGAAGTAACGATGGAAATTCCTGTCGTGTTAGATTCTATCACACAGGACGATGTTTACGAGGGTAATTGGCAAGACCGTAGATCTCTAACATGGACTCTTGATTTCACACTCAAAGGTTATATCTACGGACCTGTTAAAACAGGTAAGATCATTAAATTTGCCAACAGTGTATTCTATACGCCACAGGGCGCTGCTGATGGTGAATTATATAAATACGTTGGTAATACAAGTCCTGTTGCTTATCTTCAAACACAACCTGGATTAACATCAGAAGGCAAACCAACATCTAATGCTGCTTTATCTATTGACCCTCATTTGATTACTGCTACTACTGATTATGGCTATGTATCAAACAACACTAACGTGGTACCATGACAACTGGAAATAACAATCCGATATATAATGCTTTGAATTTAACACCTATTAATGATCCTGTTAAAGCAATAGTAGCCAAAGCGCATGATGATTCTGCTAAGAGCGACTTCGAAATGGCTCGTGGTAATATTCATGAAGTAATCCAAAATGGCTCTTATGCTATTGAAAAGTTAGCTCAGATAGCAGACTCAAGTCAACATCCAAGAGCATTCGAAGTATTAGCTAAACTAATGGACACTATGCTCCAGGCTAACAAAGATCTTATGGAGCTACAAAAACAAATCCGTGAGATCAGCGCCGCTGACGCCCCATCTAATGAACATGCTCAACAGGTAACTAATAACCTTTTTGTTGGTTCTACAGCAGATCTTCAGAAAGTTATCGAGGATATGAAGAATGGTGGACCTAAGTAAGCTCAAAGGTTATAACGGTAACAAAAACCTTAAGCGATCAAATCAATCTATTGAATGGACTCCTGACTTAGTTAGCGAGTACATTAAGTGTTCAGAAGATCCGATATACTTTATCGAATCTCATATGAAAATTATTAACATCAACAAGGGTTTGGTGAGTTTCAAGCTTTATGACTATCAAAAAGAGATGGTCTTGGCTATGAAAGAAAACCGTTTCAACGTTATTGCTACTGCTCGTCAGGCTGGTAAGTCTACTGTAACTTGCGGATTTATCCTTTGGTATATTATTTTTCATGCTGATAAAACTGTTGCTCTTCTTGCTAACAAGGGCGAAACTGCAAGAGAAATTCTCGGGCGTGTGCAGCTGGCGTACGAGCATCTGCCTCGTTGGCTGCAGCATGGTGTTAAAGAGTGGAACAAAGGTTCATTCGAACTTGAAAACAACAGCCGTGTTATCGCTACTGCAACATCTGCCTCTGCTATCCGTGGTTACTCTATCAACCTACTGTTTATCGACGAAGCAGCGTTTATTGAAAACTGGGATACGTTCTTCACCTCTGTCTATCCTACTATTTCGTCAGGCGAAGAATCTAAAATTATCCTTGTGTCTACACCAAACGGATTAAACCACTTCTATTCTATTTGGGTTAACGCTAGAGAAAATCGAAATGGTTACAAACCTATTCAGGTTATGTGGGACGCCGTTCCTGGTCGTGATGAAAAATGGAAAACAGATACACTCGCTTCTATGAACTTCGATACTGAGAAATTCCAGCAAGAATACTGTGTTGAGTTTATGGGTAGCTCGGGTACGCTTATCGCTGGTTGGAAACTAAAAGAGTTAGTTCATCAAACGCCAGTAAACACCAAAGATGGTCTATCAGTTTATTGTAGCCCAATAGCAGGTCACAGATATGGTATTGTTGTTGACGTATCTGAAGGTAGAGCTTTAGACTATTCAGCTTTCCATGTTCTTGATGTTTCACAAATGCCATATCAGCAAGTATGTGTTTATCGAAACAACTTAATTACACCATTAGATTATGCTGAAGTTGTCCATCGTATTGCTATTGCATACAACAAAGCGCCAGTACTAGTCGAAGTCAATAACATGGGTGCTCAAGTAAGTCATTCATTACATTATGATTTCGAGTATGACAATATTCTATTTACTGAAAACAATGGTAGAAACGGCAAGAAAATTAGTTCTGGTTTCGGTACAGCTGTTGACATGGGCGTAAGAACTACGGTTCCTGTTAAAGCAAACGGTTGCTCTTTGTTGAAACTATTGATTGAACAGAACCAGCTTATCATTAATGATTTTCATACCATTGAAGAATTAGCTAGATTTTCGAAAAAAGGCAAGAGCTATGAAGCCGAAGAAGGCGCTCATGATGACCTTGTGATGGGATTGGTGTTATTTGGATGGTTATCAGAGCAGCAATACTTCAAAGATTATACTGATATAAATACGCTTATGAGATTACGAGATAAAACTGACGAAGAGATTATGCAAGATTTGTCTCCTTTTGGGTTCGTAGATGATGGTAGAGGCGATGATATACAAGAAGTTATAGATTTAACTCCTCGTGGAAATTGGTTGTCAGATTTAAAAGACGGATATTTATAAATAATTCAGACAAATTACCTTATCTTTTTTCCATGGAAGGAGAAATAAAATGCCATTTCAACTAAGTCCAGGTGTAAATGTTTCCGAAATCGACCTAACAGGTATTGTACCTGCAGTTGCTACCAGCGATGGTGCTATTGCTGGTGTGTTCAACTGGGGTCCAATCGGCACAAGACAATTGATCGATACAGAAACAAAACTAGTAAGCACATTCGGCAAGCCAACTTCAAACAATGCTGAAACTTGGTTTACTGCTGCAAATTTCCTTTCCTACGGTAATCGTCTTTACGTAACTCGTGTTGCTAATACTACTGCTGAAGCGAACGCAACTTTGTCCGCTGTTGCCGGACCTGCATTAGTTGGAGATGTTGATGATATGACAGCGCAAGTTGTTAAAAACAACGAAGATTATGCAACTAAAACCTTTGATGCTAACGTTTATTTCGTAGCTAGATATGCAGGCTCTGTCGGCAATTCGCTGAAAATTTCCATTTGTGATAACGCTGATGGATTTTCGAAAATATTGTATATGAATGGTTTAGAAGACGTTTCACAAGTTGTTGACGTTGTTGCGAACCTTTCTATCAGCGTTGGTAGTTCTAGTGGCCTTCTATCAGTTATTCCAGGTGGCGGTGGTACTGCAGGTGACGCTGACGATTATGGTATATACTTAGAACAGTATATCACTCCTGGCGATTCATTAGTAGTAGGTAACGGATCTATTGGCACTCAAAACCTTCGTATTTCTTCTCTTGGAAGTTACGTTGCTAACTCAACAGGTGCGTTTTTACCTATTAATTTCGATACTACTTATAGACTTTCAACAGATTTTAGCACAAGCGATACAGTAAATTCTACTATTAGCCGTATTTGGAACAATAGCACTTACGTAGAAAATAGCCCAACAACTTCTGACTATCAAAATAACTTTGGTAATTCTTCTGTTATTGACACAATGCACGTTGTAGTTACTGACGAAAGAGGTTTGTTTACTGGAGTTCCAGGTACAGTTCTTGAAGTATATAACGGTGTATCGCGTGCTACTGATGCTAAGACTGTCGGTGGAGCAATTAATTATTACAAACAAGTAATTAATCAAACGTCAAAATATATCTGGGTAGCGAGCGATTTACCTGGTATTAACTCTAACACCGCTGCAAATCTTACAGATTCAGATAATACAACTACAACAATTTATGATTTTATTGGCGGTCAAGATGGTGTTTCTGAATCATCAATTTCATTAGGTACAGTAGCCGCTGGTTATGATCTATACAAATCAGCTGAAGATGTTGACGTTTCTCTTATCCTTCAGGGTAAGCCAATCGGATCTGGCGGAACATATCAGCTAGCTAACTACATTATCGACAATATCTGCGAAACTCGTAAGGACTGTATCGTTCTTGTTTCTCCAGAAGATTCTGTAGTAATAACTAATGCTGGTAACGAAGCACTTAAGCTTGTTGAATGGAGAAATAATATCCATGATTCTTCATACGCTGTTCTCGATTCTGGTTATAAGTATCAGTATGATCGTTATAACGACGTATACCGTTATATCCCAGCAAATGGCGACGTAGCTGGTCTTTGTGCTCGTACCGATAGCGTTCGTGATCCATGGTGGTCTCCAGCTGGTTTCAATCGTGGTCAGCTTAAAAATCTTGTTAAGCTTCGTTGGAATCCAAAACAGGCTGATAGAGATATTCTTTACAAGAATAGCATCAACCCACTTGTTTCATTCCCAGGTCAGGGTACTGTGCTTTACGGTGATAAGACACTTCAGTCTAAGCCATCAGCATTCGATCGCATTAACGTTCGTCGCCTATTCATTGTTCTTGAAAAGGCTATCGCTACTGCTTCTAAGTTCTTCTTGTTCGAGTTCAATGACGAATTTACTCGTGCACAGTTTAAGAGCCTTGTGACACCTTATCTCCGCGACATTCAGGGTCGTCGTGGTATTACTGACTTCCTCGTTGTTTGCGATGGAACTAATAATACTGGCGAAAGAATTGATCGTAACGAATTCTGGGGCGATATCTACATCAAGCCAGCCCGTTCTATCAACTTCATTCAGCTCAATTTCGTTGCTGTAAGAACTGGTGTTCAATTCTCTGAAATTGTCGGCAAGTTTTAATAAATAAATTAAAATCCATTAAGGAGAAAAAAGATGGCATCAGGATTTAATATTAGCACTTTCAAAACAAGAGGTCTTGTTTATGGTGGTGCTCGTCCTACACTTTTCGAAGTGTATATCACACCGCCTGCAGGTATTGGGGCAGATCAGGATTCGTCTGACAAGTTTCGTTTCACTTGTCGTGCGACTTCTCTACCAGCTGCAACTATCCAGTCTATTGACGTTGGTTACTTCGGTCGTAAGATCAAGGTACAGGGCGATAGAACTTTTGCTGACTGGCAGGTAACAGTAATGAACGACGAGGATTTCCTTGTTCGTTCTATGTTTGAGAAGTGGTCAAACGCTCTTAACAGATTGGAATCAAACATTCGCGATCCCAATTTTACTGAATCAGAAAATTCATATAAGTCTGATATGGATGTTATTCAATACGGTAAGGCTGGTGATTTAATTCGTCAATATACTATCATTGGCGCATTCCCAACAGACGTTTCTGACATTGCTCTAGATTGGGATACAACTAACCAAATTGAAACATTCACTGTAAGATTTGCCTACGACTACTGGCTCCCAACAGTTGAAGAAGTTAATGCTTATCTCGGCGACGCTGTAAGCCCATCTTCAACTTAATCTATATAGTTAGTAGCCTCTTGAATTAGTTTGTTATTTTAAAGAGGGGCAGGTTCCTTAGCCCCTCTTTTCATTTGAAGGAAAAGAAATGAATCTATTCGGTTTCGAATTTAAACGTAAGGTAGACTTAGATGTTGCGCCGTCGTTTGCTCCAAAAGAGCATGATGATGGCGCAGTAGTCGTTGCTGCAGGTGGTAGTTTTGGTACATATGTCGACCTTGATGGTACAGTAAGAACAGAAGCTGAATTAGTTACTAAGTATCGCGAAATGGCACTTCAGCCAGAAGTCGATGCTGCTGTTGATGAAATCGTTAATGAAATGGTAAGTCTTGACGAAAAAGACTTAGTCGAAATTAAATTAGATAACCTAACAGCTATTCCAGAATCAATTAAAAAGAAAATTCGCGAAGAGTTTGAGAACTGTTTAACTATTCTCGACTTCCGTAAACATGCATATGAAATCATGCGCCGTTGGTATATTGATGGTCGTTTGTACTACCATGTTATTATCGACGAAGAAGATACTAAAAACGGTATCAAAGAAATTCGTTACGTCGATCCTCGTAAGATTCGTAAGGTTCGCGAAATTGCCAAGCGTAGAGCCAAAGGCGGCGAGCATGGTGAAGCTGTTATTCCAAAAACACAGAACGAATACTATATTTTTAATGACAAGGGATTTAACTACGGCAACAAAAATACTGGACCTTCCACGACTGGTCTTCGTATCGCCAAGGACTCTATCCTACATGTTACTTCAGGATTATCTGATACACAGGGAACTATGGTTCTCTCGTACATGCACAAAGCTATTAAGTCTCTCAATCAGCTACGTACACTCGAAGACGCTCTTGTTATCTATCGTCTCGCACGTGCACCTGAGCGTCGTATTTGGTATATCGACGTAGGTAATCTACCTAAGATGAAAGCAGAACAATACGTTCGCGATATCATGGTTAAGCATAAGAATCGTTTGATTTACGATGCTGACTCTGGTGCCATTCGCGACGACCGCAAATTTATGACGATGCTAGAAGACTACTGGCTACCACGTCGTGAAGGTGGTAAAGGTACGGAGGTTACTACCTTACCTGGCGGTCAAACTCTTGGACAAATGGACGATGTTCTTTACTTCCAAAAGAAAATGCTCCAGACACTTAACGTACCAGTAAACCGTCTTAATTCAGATGCACTGTTCTCGCTCGGGCGAGCTACTGAAGTAAGTCGCGACGAATTAAAGTTCAGCCGTTTTATTGGTCGCCTACGTGGTCGTTTCTCACATCTATTCCTAAACCTTCTCTGTAAACAAATTGTTCTTAAACAAATTATGACTATTGAAGATTGGGAAAATATTGCTGGCGAAATTCAGTTCGACTTCGCTAAAGATAACTATTTTACTGAGCTCAAGGACGGTGAAATTCTTGACAACCGTATTAATCTTGCTCGTAACTTCCAGGATATGATCGGTAAGTATTACTCGCATCAGTGGCTACGTAAGAATATTCTTCAAATGTCAGAAGATGATATTGAAGAAATGGACAAAGAAATTCAAGAGGAAACCGACTCAGCTGACCCACGTTGGATTAACCCAGCGATCCTACAGAACGAAATGGGCGAACAGCAAATGGAACAGGGTCAGGCTCAGATGCAACAGCAACAGCAGCAAGACACAGACCAGAAAGCTGCCGCTGGTGATGCTCAGGTAGCGGTAGACCCTAAGCACGATGAAAACGTTAGAAAAATGCAAACAGCAAAAGCAACATATGATTTGCTAGCACAAAAGAAAAACAGAACACTTAGTGATGAGTCCAAATTTAAATCAGCTGCTTTAATTTTGGCTAAAAATAAATAGGAGATGAACTATGGAAGAAGATAATAAATATACTTTGAATGACTTGGTTAAGTTAAGCGCCTCACAACAGCCTCTAGAATTCCAACAGGTATTTGATACTTTGATTTTAGATAAAATTCAGGCTGCTGT